GGACTTCAGTCGCTATATTGACAATGCTCGAGGCGACACCTTCCGCACCATAGCCTTGTGATAATTTCAATAGGCCCTGGAGAACTGGTTGGGCCACAAGAGTCTCAAGGGCTGATTCCATGCCACGATAAATAATATGGGGAGCTCCCTTCATGGACTCCCTGAAGGCTTTTGTAAAAACCTTTCTTTCTTCGTATTCCTTGGCCATATTAGCACCACCAGCGATAGCCATCGCTACCGGCTGTGCCCAATCATAAGAATAATAAGTGTCCCCTTCTTGTGGCTTAACTTGGTCTGTATCTCCCCCCGAAAAAGCCCATCTTTTAAAGGCCGAAATATTTACTTTATAAGGGTGCGTACCCATTGTTCTTTGAGCAGATGCAACGTCTTTGTCCTTATTCGTTGGTCCAGTAATAATGCCTTGATCGAAAAAGTAATACCCCAAGGCCGATAATCCCATTGTTCCGAAAATGGCCCTGCCTACCGAAAGTGACAATGCCCTATTGTCTAACTTATTGTCAGTAAATAAAGGCTTTGTGGCTTCATAGGTAGCTTTAAGTATCCCTGCCGGAGAATACTCTAACCCTCTGGCCAATAATGCTCCCGGAGTTTTGGGGTACTTTAAAATCATATCACCATATCCGAACTCAAAACCAAGATTCATGGCCTTCTTTGCCCTATTAAGACCAACAGAAATAATATTATTGTCCTGGAAAGTTACATATTTCCCGTATTCCATGGCTGTTTTATTAACATTTTCATCAAATGTTTTTATATATTGCTGTACTAATTTGGGATCTACTTTGCCGACTTCATTCATAGACCTTAAGGTTGCCATTTCTCCAATGGTGTTCCAATAAGCTCGGTTATAAGCCGCATAGTCAAATGACTTAAGGGTGGCCCCCATTGTCCTTTCAAGAAAGCTGGCAACTCGCTCAGCCCTATTAGGCATTTTATAAGTCCAGGTTCCGTCATCCAGCTTTATTTCGTAAGGCTTATTCCTAAAGGCTGGCTTACGCCCTAAGTCATATTGAGTTTGTAATCCTTGGGGGTTTACTCCTTCAAAGCCAGCCTTCCAACCTGTCAGCCAACCTTCCCAATATTTCCCCCGGCCTGCACCGCCGGTTCTAAAAGTGATATATCGGTCTCCACCACCAAGGTTTGAAGCGGCCCAATCAACCAAAGCGGTAGGATACTTGTTCATCCGTTCCACTCGATAAAAAAGCTCATTTCCTAACGGATTCCTGGTAACAATAGTCTTTGGGTTAAATAATTGAGCTATAATTTGCAAGGTCGATATTTTTTGCCCTATTGTTGAAGGAGTAATGGCATTCAAGGCATTTTGTAATTCCTGGCTAAGCTCTATTTTTACCTTTTCATCCTTAGCCTCCTTTATCGCCTTAGCTAAATCATGTAAATTCTTAGCTGTATCAGGCCCAAGTTCAAGCTGTTTAACCCAACCTGGAACAAGTTTAACTCCTGCCTTCCTTAAGGATTTATTGTTAAATTCCTCGATAGCTCGATTAGCTGTAATTAAAATTCCTTCTGGGGAAAGTTTACCCATAAGCCTTGCGGCAACAATTTCTTGGCCAGCCTTGGTTAATCTCTTTGATAAGTCGAGAGCAACTTCCGTAGCCCTTTCGTGATTTCCCTCAGACTGAAATTTCTTAATCAATTCTTCCCCAACAGCGGTATGTACAGCGCCAGGGTTACGAGAAGACCTTAAGAATCTAACCGCTTTTTCCGTGTCTTGTGTTATTTTCTTTACTGCCTCGGCCTGGGCGTCCTTGAGGGTTATCGGTTCATAAACGCCTTTCCCCCCAGGCTTTATTTCTTCAATGATCCCCGATTTAACCTCGGGAGCTACTAAATCAGAAGTGGCGGCGGTAACGGCAAATGACCGAACCTTTTCTCCACTTTCACCTACATAATCTCCCTTATTAATAACAATCCCTTCACCTTCCTTTACGGGTTGTTCCTTAACTACTCCTTTCATGGAAGATATGACTTTTTCGTCCACACCAAGACCGCTTAAATAATCATCAATGTTTTTTCCGACATTGGCGGCGTTAGCTTTTATCTTATCAAAATCAGACAATAGTCTTTTTCTGGCCGCAATCTGTTCAGGAGATAATTCAATATTGCCGATAGCCCCTTTCTCGCCCATAGCAGTATTAATATCGGAGATAATGTTTTTTATGGTTCTTGATTCTTCAACCCCAACCTCTCCCGCCTTCGGCCCCTGGTACTCGATGTTCTTCAAACTACTCGGATCGCTGGCTATCCCCCACTTAATAGGCTTGCCCTGATAGTCCGTACCTTCTACTATTACCCCATCATATTTCCCTGTCTTTTGGGCCAGGTCTGTTTGATAGGCATCCATATCGGGAGCAGGGCGTTTCAACTCCACTTCCATCTTGTAAACGTGATTTCCAAAGTCCTCGGTCATGGGACGCTCGGAAAAGTTCACCTTCTGGCCCGGTTTCCACTCGGTTATCGGGGTATCGGTAGCGTGGAAGAAAACTTGGGGGTTACTCTGTTCTTGCGTCGCAACAGGTTTTTCAATAAGTTCTTCTACTGGAAGAACTTTCTCTCTTATCCCTTCGGTTCCACCAACTGCCGCCTTTGCTCGTTCTTCTGCCGGATAAAAACCTGATATTTCTCCCTTTGCCAAAGCCTCTTCTTTGACGGCGGCTTCTCTGATTTTATCCATAATAAGCGGCTCTGGTTCCTTGCCTGCCATTCTTGTATCAAACTCAGTCTGCTGTTTGGCTAATTCTTCAGGGGCAACTTTTTCGCCATACGCCTGTTCATGAAGTTGGTCTAACGTTTGTTCTTCCGGTTTTAATCTTTCATCAAAACCCTTCTGCGCCTTTACTAAATCTTCAGTCCTCTGTAAGTTTTCCTCAGTAAAAATGTTCTTGGCATAATCTTCACCGCCCACCTTGCCCCGAATCTTTCCTTCTGATTCGGCCATTCTTTCTAAGGTTACTAATTTTCCGAGAGGTCGCTGACCTCCTGCAAGTTTGTTCTGGACGGCCTTAACCTGTTCCTCCTTCAATCTCTCAAAATTGCTAAAAGTCTTATCAAGAACTATTTCATTTACTGCTTCTTTAGGAGTAATTCCTTTTGTTTTGGCATAAGACACAACGCCTTTAATTAAAGGAGCTAATCCTAGAACAGAACCAATGGGGTCAGTTGACCACCTTTCTTTTAATTTGTCCCACCCATAAACGCCTATTTGCTCGCCCGAAAATCTTGCTAAACCTTCAACATTTTCATAAAGATTCTTGCCTAATTTTGTTGCCCCTGCCTTAACCCCCTTTTCGTGGATAATAGGATCAGTAACAGACTTGACTACTTGGTATGGAAATTCAATAAGCCCATAAGCAGTTTTTTCAAGGCTCGCCGGAACAACTCTTGTAAGAAAATCCTTAACGCTTTTTGGTCCCTCGGTTGGCGTATGCAGATATTCATAATACTGTTTGAGACGATTGACCGCACCGCCGGGAGGTTGCTCCTGAATAGGTTCAAGAGTAACCATCTGTTCGGTCTGTTCTTCTATCGGTTCAAGAGTAACTTGCGCCATTTATTTGACCCTGTACTTTTGTTTCCCAACCGTTACGATCCCATTTACTATGGGATATGATTTCCCTTCGATAATAACATTATTGCCAATAGCATTCGCCTTGATCGAATTTGTTTGGGGCTGTGCTGTGGTGGGCTTTGGAGCTTCCCCCTTCGGTTTTGCTTGAGGTCTTTCGCCTGAAGTCGGTTCTCCACCTCCACCTTCTTCCGAGAGATAATTGAATAAACCGGGAACAGCCAACAATCTCTTTTTGTACTGATCTCTTGTTATTTCTCCCCTTTCCATCATGCCTTTCAATTCAGTAAGTGTTGTTGGTTGTCTGTCTTTTTCCGTTTTCTCAACTCTATCGACTTTCGGAGTAATTTTACCTCTATAAACCTCCTTTGTTCCGTCAGAAAAAGTAACCCATTGTTGTCCAACTTCGTCGGTAGTAATCGGATTTCCTTTGGGATCATGACCAATCACAGTAACCTTGTCAGACTTGATGTTTTTCCAAGCCGTAATTCGTTCTGCCGGGGACATAGCATCAACAGCCTCAGAACCATAAATAGCGGAAAGGTCGTTATAGATAGCCCCTGTCTTTTTAGAAGAACCTTCACTTATTAGCTTGCCGCCTTTTGTCATAACTCTATGGGTAGGATCAAAGCTGACTATTTCCATACTCTTTGCCTTTCTGTCAGCTTCCTTCTCCTCATGTCTTGCCGCTATATCCATCATCTTGGCTATCTGTGATTCCCGCTTATTATAAACGGTACTCAAGGCAGACATTACAAGCTGTGGGTCAAGGTCTTTCCCTTGAATCTGAGGCATAAGAGAGGCTACGGCATCGGCTACGTTTGGGATAGTCTCCCTGGCCTTGTAGACGGACAGGATAAAGTCGGCACTCGCCTTGGCCTTCTCCGGATTGGATACTCTTTTTCCCGTAATACTTCCGGTATCCCAAGCAGGGGTTTGGTCTTCAGGAGATTCCCTAACTATCCCGACAGTGGGGTCTACCATAGAAGCCATAAGGTCTTCTTGGGAAACAGCGGCAGGTATTCCAGAAGTATCATATTGGGTCACTTCATCCGGCATAGCATTGACGGTTCTCTGTTGCTTCATTAAATCCATAGTCGGGTCAGGCCCACTCAGGTTCTTAAAAAGAGACGTAATGAAGTTGGTGGTATTGGCCGACCTCTCCCGTGCTTCTTCTTCTTTCCTTCGTTGTTCCATTATGTTAATAACATTAGGAACAGCCGTGTTGCCATGAGAAGCAACCGCCATGCCCATCGCTATGTCTTTCAGGTCAATGTCCTTTAAAATGTCCATTAAGCCCATCTTGGTTCTCCTTAGATAAAACTACCAGTAAAACCATCACCTGCTACTATTCCAGACGGATTTCCTTCTGCCCCCTGCAAATCGCCACCACCATACGTTGCGCTTACATCGCCCTTAGCCCCGAATTGAAATCCAGTAGGTTCGCCGTTTTTGCCATAAGTAAATCCAGTGAAGTCATTATTAACGGGGTTCCCCCGAGCATCATAAGCACCTATCGGACTTTCTCCCTTATCACCACCAAACTTAGAAAGAAGAATAGCCAATTCATTTTCATTTTCTGCCGCAAGCATTTCGGCTATATCATCTGCCGTTACTCCATAATCGCTAAGTGCGTTGAGGCCCATTTGTTGTGTGTTAAACAAATTTCCCCAAGAATTGTTCATGCTTTGCCCAAATAAGGAGTTAGCAATACCATAGGCCGTATTAATCCCTGGTATAGTAGCTACAGCACCCCTACCGACAGTACCTAAAACATTTCCAAGTCCAGAGACATACGCATTTGGAGGACTGGAAGCCAAAGCCAAAGCATCGGCAACACTCATTTGCGAACCAGACTCAGATGCAATCCCTGTCCCACCAGAGTCAATCCCAGAGCCATATTTACCACCCAAGTTGGCATTAACCTCCTTAAGCAACTCATAATACTCCTGATCTTCCTTGGAGGCATTGGGGTACTTTTCCTTTGTGTTCTTTGCCATTTCCTGCTTATAGATATCGTTAAGAAGGCCCATGTTTATTCTCCTTCTGACCCATACCGCCAAATATCGGCCATCCAATCATTCTCCGGCTTATAGTTAGGATCATACCCGACAGTTCCGGCATTATAGTTGGTGTTAGGAGTAGTAGTCCCCAAATTATAGGGGTCATTGGGGTCTTTCTTCTTCTTGGTCATAGCGGCCAAAAGCGGGGCCAGCTTCCCAAGAATCCCTTCTTCCGCCGATTGTTGGGTTAAATTGCCCTTTCGTATCAATTCCAAGGCCGCCATATTCTTGAGTATTCCAAGTCTCGATTTATTGGGCAGGGTAACACTGACATTCCCCATTCTGTTTGTAGTCGTCATGGGGGTCTGGTCCAGGGTCCGAGTATATTCATCCATGATCCGTTGCCCTTCTGCGGTCAAAGGCCCGGTATTTGACACCTGCTGCTGTGGCTTACCCGTTAAAGATTGACCGCTCGAAAGACCGCCTACAACCCCGGCCAGTAAGGTTATCAAAGATCCCCAATCAGTTCCGCCCGTTTCGGTTGCCATTTCATTTCCTCCTATACATTACTCATTAAGGCCATATAATTCATTAAATCGCCATAAGGTTCCCAAGCATTGCTTTGGGTAGATTCAGACTTTGCGCTTCCAGAACTTACCCTTGAAGCTCCAAGTAAGGATGAGAGCAACGCCATGCCCTTCAGGTAATCGTTAATTTTTGCCTGTTGATTAGTCATAGCCCTGTCGTAAGAAGTCCCGCCAAGCTCAGCCAGGACCTTAGCAATGGCATTCTGGGAAGTAGACGAATTAAGAACACCCTTCGAGCCAAGGCCGCTAATTATGGGGTTAAGATTCTCCTGGGACATATATTCCAGATTGGACTTTTCCGCTGCATTCAGGGCTACGGGATCTTCCAGCTCGGCCAAAGACTTTGACAAACCTCCCGCCAGTTCCGGGGCATATTTAGCCAGATAGTCCTTCACCCATTGCGCCCCCCATTCGGGAAGTCCGGCAGAACTGACAGACGATGACTTTGATTCCGATTTCGGGAATAAGTCCATTGGCCATTCAATCCCACCTTCTTCTTCGCCTCCACCCCCCCCCTGGTTTGCAGAAAGGTCTCTTTGCAAATCAGAAAAAACCTGGTCAATGCTTCCCGTACCCCAATTATTTTTTACATTATTTGACCACCATGCTAATCCTTCAGCGTCCGGCTCTCTGCCCCCATAAGTCTGATAATACTGCCTTACCGTATCCTGCGGATTGTTATACCAGTCTGTTCCTTCGTATAAATTGGCCATGATGGTTCTCCTTTAATCCAAACTGCTTTTAACAATAAGATATTCCAGTTGAACTAATTTCTCCAAAACTGTTTCCATGCTTTCCACAACTCCCCCAAGACTTGCAATCGCTATCTTAGCGGCTCCGGCTGGCATATCCTGAATGTTGGTCTTGGTCGTGTTTATAGCTGTATGGAGGTCGGCAAAGAAATTGATGACCTGTTGGCGTGAAGGCAACAAATCCAATATAGCCTCTGCCTTCGTATTTTCAAAGTCTGCTACCGCCTGGGCCGCTGCTTCTGCTATGGGATCAGTTATCCAGTTCTCCCCTGGTACTCCGTCACGCATGGGGAAGGGGATAATCGGTTCCTCTAAAAAATAAAGAACCCTTCCCGGCTGTTCAACCGCATAACTGCCTTCGATTCTTCCATTTTCGTCTAAGTCGTAGTATTTCATTGTATGTTCCTTTTGTTTCAACTGGTTAGAGATAATCTTCCCACCCATCCGTGATAATATAGACCGTGTTTTCAGCGGCGCTGGCCGATATTCGATACCTAATCTGTGCAGAGGTGTTACTGAAAACATCAAATTGGGTAAACTCACCTGCCGCATCAACATTAGTATACGCAGTGGTCCCTGGGGTAGCTGTTGCCGAAGGCGCAGCATCAGTAGTGGCGAGTGACGAAATCCACAATAAAGGATATGATGCGCTTGCCGTATTGTTTACCCTGGCCCGTCCAAGGGCTTTGACTACAATCCCGGACGGCACACTAACCGCCGCTGTAACTGCACTGGTCCCAGGGTTGTTGGCCGATATATCCACAATGGGGACATCAAGAACAAATTCTCTATGATTGCCAGTCCCGTATTGATCTCCGTTTAAAATATTGGCCGAACCGTCAGTCCTGTAAGAAGCGATCCGGCGTTTATAGCCATAGCTGGTAGGCAAAGTTGGGGTAAGACTTGTGTCTCCGCACACATCGACTACGCCTGTGTCAACCCTCTTAATAACAAAAACGTGCCATGTTCCAGAAGTCGGTAAAGCATCTCCGTCACACGCTCCCCCATTAGTCGTTCCAACCACCCAAGTTGCGTCAAATCGCTTTACAATCGCTGAGGCTAAAATTATATCAACCGCATCCGTGGCATCCCTGGCCTTCCCTGCGGCTATGGAAACATCGTGATCCGTATCGGTATCATGGGAAACGGTGAGGCCCGAAAGGTGATTAGTCGGCAAACCAACCCCGACAACTACCCAGGCAGACCCGTTATAATATTTTTGGGTATACGGGGTCGTGTTGCTATCCAGCCAGAACTGACCGGTATCCGGACTGGTCGGGGCCGTAGTGCTGACGAAGGTTGACTTGAGAAGATTCAGGTAGGTAATAATCGCATCAATGTTATCTTCAAGTTTATCAATGCCTTGCTTTACCGTGTCCCCGGTTGCACCAAAGTCGATGGTATACGATTTCGTCCAGACTCCGTATGAAATACCAGTAGTTATGGCAACGGCAAAAATGGTTGACAGGACTATATTGGTAATTTTGCGAAACATCTTTAACCTCCTATCTCCGTTTCAACGTAGAACATCGTCCCTCCAAGCGATTAAACCTTATCGCTCCCGTGTCATTGGAAACCAAAAAGATAATGTCATAAAAATTGACAAACTTATTGATAAAAGAAGTCGAAAAACTCTCTCCATATAAAAGCCCTGTGGCCGCATCAATGTATCCGGTTGCATCAAAGAGCAAACCACTACCGGCCTCCGGTGTAATGGATGAAAGCGAAACGGTCTTCTCCCCACCGTTGACAATGACTTGCAGGGAGGCAGACCCTGATGCTAAGCCCTCATAGTCAAAAATGACCGACTTTAGAACCTTAAGAAAACTCCCCCCCACTTTGCCGGTAAACTTCTTGGTTTTAAAGAAGGCGGGAACGGCTACACCGTTATCCGTAAAAACAGAGGTTTCCATCTTATACAAAAACCCATCATCCATACCGATAAGGAAAGTCTTGTCGTTCTCCATATAACAGGCCGAATAGGGTTTAAGACTGGTAAACTCTATGGGTAAGAATGACTTCTTGGTCGGATTAAACACAAAACAGGTCTGCACATCAGCATATTTTATTAAAACCTGATTATAGTAAGGGTTCCTGGCTAAAAAGGCGAACGAGCTATCCAGAGTAGGCAAAAGTGTAGAATTTATTTTATAGCCTACCGGGTCTTGTTCGATATCACCATATTGTTGAACTCCAACCAAAGACCTGAATCCGGTATTATCAAGAAACAGAAGGTCGTTCCCTTCTTCAATACTACAATGAATGTTCAGGGCCGAACTCTTGGTGCTTATCTCCTGGACATAGGCATCTGCATAAACTCCCAGGGGAACGACAATGGCAAAAATGCCCCGTTGTTGAATCCCCTTAAAGACTATGACATTATTTTTATAAATATCGGCATTGACCACCCGGTCCCCGACATTTTGTTCTACGTCAAAGTAAACAGCATTCCCGCCGACCGAATCCCAATCTGTTTCATCCCCTGGCCCTGATCCCCAAACTCTGTGTGGATTTGCAGTATCCCCCGTTCCCCAAACCCGGCCATCCTTGGTAAATATCTTGGATAAAATTGGAGCGCCGGAGACATCGGCCAAAAGCAAACCATCCGTTGTTTCCAAAACTCCCCCGCTGGCAATAAGGCATTGGCCGTTAAAGTCGAGAAAGAATGGGTATCCGGACCCGTTCAAGGTTCCAATGGACTGAGGATTTTTACTTGAATCCAGGTAATATAAGACCGAGTTGGCAACGATAAAAACCTTATCCAGAATGCTGGAATAGAAGCTCCCCTTTATTTGAAGTTCTGTCCCTGATCCCGCCAAAACAGTTCCGCTATACCGGGAAACTCCAGGCCGGTGCATAAGCCTGTAGGTGTTGGGATCATAGAAATAATTCAAGGCCCCGGAGAGTTCGCTGTCTTTTATCGAATCTTCCGGGACTGAATAATTAACCCCGCCATCCAGCTTAGATATAATCAGTGGCCAGTCCTTCGGCATTCTTATGTTAAACTTAATTGGCTTCATTTAATTCCAACCGGCTCCATCAGCGAAATTCATAGTAAAACCTTCCCGCTTGAAGAGGATATCCATAACGTCTCTCTTGAGAACATCAAACAGGAAAGAATCCATCTGCACCATATTAAGACGCTCATCCCTTGTACGAAGGGCAAGAACTACGAAATGAGCTACAGCTTCGTCAAATAAGCCGTCCCAGGGCATCGTAGAGGCATCATTGGTTATGGTCTTGATAGGATGGTAGTGGTACTTGACGGTCGTTTCCACATCGGCCCAAGGATGAACATAGAAGGTAAGGCCCCTGAGATAAAATTCGCTTGGGGTTCCGGTATCTGTTGAATCTTCCTGCTCCCATAAATCAACATCCGATTCCTTGGCTTGAGTCATTTGGGAGTAATCATTGGTAGCATTAAACACCTTGGGTTCGCTTTTCTCATTAACGACAAAGTTAAGGAATGCGGCGTTGAGAGAGGCCGAGTTTCCGCTTGCCGCTATGGTCAGGGTAGTATTATCTACCCCAACCTTAGAATCGAATTTAGCCAGTTCTTTGCTTATGAAGTTTAATCCCTTATTGAACTGAATCCATATCTCCGCATCGACATAGTTGTTTTGGCTGATATCACTCAGGTCGTAAAGGACTCTTGTTTTCAGGGTTCCTACTGTTGCCATTTTATTGTTCCTTATTTTTGATTAAGCAACATCAAGCTATTTAATATATCATTGTCAGTATTCGGAATAATTTCTGGTAAAGTTTGTTTTTCATTATAATTGTACGGCAGATTTGCAAATTGATCTAACACACGCTTGTAATTTTCGCCAAAATGTATAGCTTCATCTTCATTATCGAAATTTATTGTATCTCCCCTGCTTTCTGCTACTTTCTGCGCCTGTCGCCAATCATACGGGATAGAAGGGGATCGGGGTTCTGAAGCCATTTCCAGTTCTCCCGTAACTGGATTCTGTGTAATCCAAGGAAAAACCGTATTGCCGTTTGAAGCCATTAAATGTGTCGAGGCAGTATTAGGCCCAAGTTCCGGTCTTTGAACTACTGGAAATATAGAAGGATTAAGTAGCCTCTGGACAAAATTTTTATCTATATTGGCTCCCAGGATAGAACGCATTTTTTGGTCAGACAGGACACCGCTTTCATTTTGTCCCGAACGGCCAAAAAGCAAATCTGCCAATATCATGTTTATTAATTGTTTGTCCATTTTACATACCTATTGCAAAACCGCATTGGACTGATAAACCTTCTGTCCGGCTGGCCCATAAAGAACAATGGGTTTCTCCGGCTTGGTAAATTGAACCGTGTTATGCCCGGACTTCCATATCTGATAGACTTTCTCCATGTTCCTTAATACCCTGTCTACCGAGAAGCCGTCCGCACAGGCACAAGTATCGAAACCTATCTTCTCCTTACCACCACCGAGCAAGGGACAATCCGTCTTGAAATTGTCCATATAAATCATCCTGTGGCATGGGGAGCATTCCGTTTCGGCCTGGAGCGAGTAGTCGTTCTTGAAATGCTTCGTCAGGTTCGTCTTGTTGGAATGGGTCAACAACCCTATCTTTGGAGTATCGTAGCACCCCGCGGCATTCAGGATGCTTGTTTCAGGAGATACAACCAAGTCAACATAGTTGGTCATAAGCATAGAGGTCCGTACATCCCATTCTCCAACCTGGCTTAATACCCTGCCGGGAGGGGACCACTGAGCAAAGTCGATCATCTTGGTAAAGTAATCCCCAATGGTGATAATAATAACGTCCTTGTGCCGTGCCAGAAAGGTAATGGCCGTTTCTTCAGCCCTCAGCCATGCCTTGTGCATAGCAGACCCAGACAGACACCAAAGAATGAGGAATTTACCCTTGAATTTCTTCCTGAAGGTACTCATTAAGGCTACCTCAAGTTCATCCGGGTAAAGCTCGCCTACGGGAGCCTCAATATCGGTATAACCGGCGTGTTGTAGAACATAGTCGTAATAATTAGCCCCTCCCGATAGTTCCCTCCGCTTCTCAACCGGAAGTGCATACTCTGGAGTTCTGGGGTGAAACAAGAATTTAACTTCAAGGGTTTCAGAGAGATTAACCACCTTGTCGTAACCTTCTCCTATGGCATCCCAATAATCGCCAAGCCTGTTCCTTGGAATAAGGTCGTCTTCCTGCAAAAGAACCCTGTCGATATAGGGGGAGTTCTTGATACTTGCAAAGGCCCGGGACGTTGTATTTAAGGTTGTTTCAAAGCCATCCCGTTTCAGTCTCTTGAATAAAGGACTGCCGATTATGTGGTCCCCGTGACCTCCGTACCTATGCACCATGACCCGCTTCATACGCTTTTCCAATCAAAGTTAATGGCTTTGGATTGATAGTTGATAAACTCGGCCCTTATCTTAAAATTAGACAGCTTCTTAAAAACAAACTCAAAGCTATACTCATCTTTCTCGAAGCATATCTTTTGATGAAGGACGATGGAGCAGGCGAATTTATCCATCATCGTTATAATGTCCTCCGGCAGTAAGTCATGTTTATGCTTGGTGTTGCACCCTTCCTGACCGACATTCGGATAAAAGTCCTTATGGGGGAGATACAGCACCAAGTGACCTCCGACTTTGATCTTGCTCCACCAGTCCTTCAGGGAAATCTCGGGGTACTCCAAGTCCTCAAGACAATGGGAGCTAAACACATAGTCAAATGATTCGTCGGCTAAAATGTCCAGGCCCCGATTAACGTCAAAGTTTAAATCCCCTGTTCCGTCAATATCAATGCCAATGGCCTCAACCCGTATCTTATCTATCCCGCAACCTATGTCGAGTCCTACTCCAAGGCAGTAGGGGATAAGCCTAAAACGGCACTTGGCTGTCTCAGAAACATATTCTCCTTTTGGATTTGTCCAGGTCATAAAACTTTTCCCTCAAACATCATGTATGGCCAACCATAAATGCCATAAACAAGGTAGTCAAATTCCGGTATCCCGGCATCCTTCATAAACTTTTTTAAAATACCTATGTCCATCGGATTCTCAAAGCCCGCCCCCCCGTTTACTTTGTCCGTATAAAGGGGGATGTTCCCGAAAATGATATATTTTTGTTCCGCTAATTCTTTTATCTTACCTGCCAGTCTATCTCTGTCCATTATATGTTCAAGGGTGTCGAGCAACAGGAATATGCCAAATTTATTGCCGTTAGGGTTAAAGTTATAAATACTCCCGCATTCTCCCTGAAGACCTTGTTCCTGAAAAAACTGAACGGCATTTTGCGCCAAATCAATTCCATACCATCTGTTTTTATAAGTTGGGTCATCTTGTAAAATTCTTATGGCATGGAACGCTGGGCCGCAACCTATATCAAGAATTTTATGTGGCTTAAAATATTCTCTACCCTTTAGGTTCCCCAATATCTTCTCCGCCTTGCCAACATTGAACTTAACTGTCCCATCACCCAGGATACGCTTATTCCATTCTTCTTCCCAAAAGTCGTTTATCTGCATCATTCCAACCTCAAAATAGTGGCATCTATTTTCATACTCTTACCTCTTGAAAAGTAATGGGGGAGCGGGGAGGGAAGGGAACCCGCCCCCCCTGGGATGGCGACAGATTAGAGGGTTCACTGCCGCCCAGGATGCCAATGTTACAGGTTATATCAGCCACTTTGTCAGCAAGCACTACTGGTCTGTGTTTCTCAATAAAAGTTCTGTATTGTCTTGAATCATATTGGCTTGACAAAATTATCTCTTTGGCCCTTTCAATACTGTCAAAGGTCCAGCCTACCGGATACATTTCTTTGGCTCCCGGCCATTCATGAATAATTGGTTTAATCCCTTTAGACATAGCTTCTAATACAAACATGGGATCACCCTCAGAGGTGGCCGTAGACAGGCAATAGTTTTTATCTTCCCACCACCTGTCAAGGTCGCTATGCTGTATCGGCCCATGAAGGAATAAGTTTTTTAATTTCAATTCCCGCAGATAAATTTCAATCCAGGAGTCATTTCTTTCCCCGGCAATATGGAGTTCATAATCGTCGGGGAGTGCCATGAGAATTTGAGCGGCTAATGGATAATTTTTAACCGAATGAATCCGCCCCACCATGCCTATCTTTTTACCGTGCCCCCTATCCATGTAGGTCCAGGAGGAAGGAGAGATTGGGTTAGGAATATAGTGGATCTTATCCTTGTGGTCCGGTAATCCCATCCTGACCTGATTAGCAATCCAGGGGTTACAACAAATCAACGCCGATACTTTGTCCCATTTATAATTGATCCAGGGAGCATGATAAAATTCAAATCTCCTCATCATAAGAATATGGCGAGAGTTCGGAAACATCTCCGTAAAATCTCGGTCAGCCCAGGTGCATAAAACAACATCCGGTATGTGTTGGAGAGTAACTTCACCCTTTCCGTCCCACACGGCAACCTCATGACCCAATTCGTTAATGGCCTTCGCATAAAGCGGGAGCCATGTCTTGTTCCAGGGATAATCAATAATTAATATTTTCATTTTACCCTTCCCCTCATATTAAGTTGCATTTCTCACACAAAGGCAAAGTTTTTGCCTTCCCCTCCCTGTGCGCATAATAGTATTCACGGTATTTTTTTGAAGCCAGAATAATACTTAGCGGCTGTTCGTTAATGTTTCCGAAAACAACCTCGCTATTAAAATCAGAACAACAAAGAATCAAGTCCCCCTTCCAATTAAAAACCAATTTGTTGTTAAAATTTAGACACCTTTTGGCTTTGTTTTCTGGTGTATAATTAACTTTCCCGGCCCTGTTATAAAATGTAGGCAACAGGGTCTTCATCCCAAAATGAGACATTCCCGGAAAATCTTCATCTCTCAGTTTACCTTTGTCGGACAGCGGCCCGTCATAGTGATTAATGTGCAAAGAATTAAGACCCGCCTTAAACAGATTGCTGACCTTATCATAATCAAAGCCGGACCCATTACTTACAATCCGAATATAGTTTTTAGGTAAGAAGGTCTTTGCTAAACTAACTATTTTAATTATGCGCTCGTCCAAGGATGGTTCGCCGTTAAGAAATAGATGAATGTCCCCGGCGTATTGATATTCTAAGAGTTGCCTGATAACCCTTCTAATGGTTTCCCAGGTCATTAAATTTTCGGGGGATGTTTCCCTGTTCTTATTTGGACACCAATCGCACTTCCTGTTACAATAATCAATGGTTTCTATGTTGACCGACTTTACATTTCTAAGTAGATTCATTCTGGTGGCTCTTCGCACCAAGTCCTCGTTGTAGTCTAAATTATCCCCCCAGTCTTCTTCGTTTTGCCATCCCTTCTTTAAATCGCTTAACCGTTCGCTCATCCGCTTCCCCGACCAATAGGCTTCGGCAATCAGATTTAGGAAAGATTCTTTATCCCCGTTTAATTCACTCTTATCAACAAGATCGTATAACTCCCGATGTATTTCACAAATATACCGTTTAGGACTTGCGCCGATCAGAATTTCATCTAAGTTTGGGGCTCTCATCCAAGACCTTTCTGCAATACAATCCACCCATAAAAAGCCTTTCCACTTGGGGCATTAATATTATATGTTTCCCAGGAGACAACCTCCATTTTTGCGAGTTCACATAACCTGGCAACGTCATTTACTCCAAACATATAATCAAACTGAGGATCATGATACGATTCATTCAACGGCATATTGATAACCATCGTGGCATCTTCGGCTATAACGTTCCCAATGTTTTTGTAGCCTTGTTCCCTGTCTTCAGGTCTAATATGTTCAAGGCTGTCAAGGGCGATTACCCTCGTAAATCCCCCATCAATTTTGGGGAGTGCAAGAATGTCGGTGTGAATCATATTCATCCCGAGACGTTCTTTACAGTAGTCGCAATACATTTTTGAAACATCAGTTCCCACATACTTCAAATTATTAAGATAAATAAATTTTAAAGCGGCTGCAATGGCCGCCTGACCTGCCCCTATTTCTAAAACTCTTGCATTGTGCCAGGGAATTGAAAAAATCCTGCTTGCTATTGCGGCCCTCTTCCAAACATTATCTCTGCTTTTTTCAAGTTTTATTTTAGCCTCAGAGTCCCAATAGGCCGATTCGCTGTCTCTCATAAAAGCCCCTTATATAATTCAACCAGACTTCCTATATTGGCTTCCATGCTTAATCCTTTGCGTACCTTCCAAAGATTATTTCTGCATTCTCTGTGTTCGGACCACCTTTCTGCCAATTCAGGTAAGGATGCCACGGTTATACCTATTTTGCGGCCCTCAACTACTTCCGACGAAGAGGATGCGTTTATACAAACCGAAGGAATACCAGAAGCCATGTAATCAAATAATTTATTGGGAAGTGTCATGTTCCATTGTGGGCTGTTAATTAAGTTTCCAACCAACCCCCAATCGTGTCTGCTTATCTGGCGCAAAAGATTTCTAAAATCATATCCCGGATGGATAAAAGAAATTTCCGAATAGGCTTTCTTGAAAGCCTCGTCTTCCCTGCCAGCATAGACATGAAAGTCGATACCTATTTCTTTGGCGGCCCCGGCTACCTGCTGATAATCACAATAGTATGCCCCGGTATTAAGGTTTAATCCCTGGTTTTCCTCTGGCAAAGTAACCCGTCCTTCGTAGACCAATCCACCCATCCATTCTTTTGTGTGGTACTGGAACAGCGTAGCCGGGACATAAGAAGGAAGAACTATTTTTTTTTGCTTTAAATCAAATTCCTCAACCGTTGCGTCCCTGACTGCATCGGAAACGAATACTAATGCGTCTGCTAATTGAAAATTATTGCGTTCCTCGGTAGTAACTCTAACGTGAGGCAATCCTTTAGACATAGCTTCATCTGCTTCTTCACTTGTTGACCGGGTTAAAAACGTATCGTGAACATCAAGGACAACCGGCTTATTAGGGAATACCTCTTTAACTGCGGAAACAAACCAAGACGGTTCATTGTGGCAATGGAAAATATCGGCATCAGGATGAAGTTTTATCCCTTCGATACATTGGCCTATGTCTGAATAATGAATAAATGTTTTATAAAATTCAGAAAAACCCACCTGCTTTTTGGCGATCAAGTGAACCTCATTCCCTAAGTCCATTATAGGCAATGACTCCTTATGGACTCTTATGCAGTTGTGGTTGCTTACCATCACTATTTTCATTCCCTCTCCCCTCTAATTCCCATCTAAAGATTAGGTATGGTGAGAGGCGGTGTCCCCCCACCATACCCGGTTAAAGGTTAGCTGTAATCTTCCCGGTCCCAACCGCTTGCGTACTCACGCACATAATCCAAGAAAAACGAAACGGTCCCCGAAGAGGTGGCCGCATTAGCGGCAGTTCCATCGGCAGTTTGGGGGGTTCCGGTAATGATGTCGATGTACGAACCGGCATCAACAACCGGATTGGTGAAGGTTTCCGTGGACCCAATAGCATAATTGATGGCGGCGGTAGGAATGTTAATGGTAGAAGACTCATTGCTACCGTTTACCCTTAACCGTAAGGGGATAACATCCATTCCGGTTCCACCACCAGAAACAGTCCCAAGGGTTATGTACCCGAATTTTAACATTCGGATAGGGCCTTTCGGATAAAAACGAGTTACCTGATTCACGCTCGTCGCATCCGTTGTGCCGAAAGTGAAACCACTGGCGGCATCACCTCCGAACTTCTTGGTTAATCCGAACCAATGGCGTTCAACAACACCATATTTTTCGTCAGAATATTTAGACATCTTAGCTTACCTCCTGAAAAGTTATCTAAACCGACCAGTCCTGTGATAATAGGCATGATCGGCTTGGTTATTGATTAACATTAAATTTTCACTTCGGTTGTCCAGAGGATCACCATTTATATGATGGACTATCTCGCCCAATTTTACTGGCCGTCCTAACTTTTCCTCCATCACTAAAAGATGCTCATAGACATAGCCGTCTCTCGATCTTGAATGGTAGGGCTTCCGCACCGATATATACTTTTTAACAAACACCCCGCCCTTCCACCAATGATGATTTTCAAGAACATGATGTGCCTTAAAACACTTAAGGGAACAGAACTTACGGTGAGAACTAACCTTATCAATAAATTCCTTCCCACAATAAAGACATTGTACCAGTTCTCTCTTACGTCTCCATTCATGATGACATTTATTGGAGCAAAACAAACCCCACCGTGAAGATTTTTCATAAGAATAAATTTCTCCACAATTTACACAAACAGCATTCATTTTGCTTTTTTGGTCCTCATGCTGGCACTCCGATGAACAATAGGTTCGCCTATGACATTTTTTATCAGGAAATTTAACACCACAAATCTTGCATTCCACTACTTCGAGATAAGGCTTTAAAGTGCCGCTATCATCATAAATAGGAAATTTCCAAGTTTTGTCCATGTCTATTTTCCTAATAATATCACTAAGCTGAGTCCCATTTGCATATACGATTATCGGGATCTCCGACCCATATAAGCTCAAAGCCTTCGATAGCGTACCAGGCAAAGGCATTGGACCGGCCAAAGTCCTTGATGGGTTCGGTCCGGATTTCAATCGGAATGGCAACACCTTCGGCTACGGCTTCATCCCCGAAGAAATAAGCCTCACCACTCACGTTGCTGACCCCGATTGAGTTGTCCATCGCATAGGCATCACGTACCAGACGGCACTTATAATTCTTGCCCATCTCGCCGTTTACGGGATATTGGGTATACTGCCAGACCCCTTCCAGGGACTCGTACAGGCTCCGGGCGGCGGCGACGGTAAGAATACCGAAATAGAACTCGCCATCAGCCGGGGGAGCGTAAAGGGTTCCCATGAGATAGTCAATTATGGTGCGGAGATGATAGGCATCCAAAACCACGCTACAGCTTTCGGTAGCCGTACCATTGGTGGTGAAGTTCCCGGTTGAAGCGGTGGAACCGACATACCGAATCTTACATTTATTCATTTCGGCTTCCACTGCGGTTTCCATAACCTTGGCCGCATCGTTCTTCAGGGCCTTGATAACCGGAGTTTTCATGTCTATATCGGCCAGGGCTAACAGTTTTCCCGTCACAGGAATACTATTCCCGTATTCTGTAAGGGTCAAAGTACCCTGGGCCATTGTAAAATAAGTGGAGGGCATGGTGGTGGTTTCAACCAAAGTACCTCCGCCGGTTGCAACGTTTCCGATTTTATCGAAAAGGATGGTGTCGCCTTTACCCTTCCCGAAGTCTTCCTTGGTGGTGCAAAACTGCATGAATCGCATTAACGGCTGTGCGGCTACCCGAACCTCTTTGGAGAGGATAGGGGCGGCAGCATACCCGCCAAGTGATGAAGTTACCCACAGTTGTTCAGACATTTTTTACCTCCTGGTATATTTAGCCGAGGCCGCGCTGTTGTCTCCAGGCATTCTTCTCGGCGGCATAATCTTTTGTTATTTGTTCTTGCGTCGGAATAACTACTGCCGGCGCTACGGGTGCTGGAATAACTCCTGACGGTTTAACGACAGGGGATGCAGGAATAGGAGTTCTGACTTCTCCGGTATTGGCAGGGGCGGCGTTTTGCGGTGGAGGTGTAGCTCCAGCGGTTAAATCGGTCTTAATCTGCTCAATCCTGATTTTGGTATCTTCGACAGCCTGATCTATTAATCCCTGTGGCCCTTTTTGGGAAATCAGTTCTTTAGCCCCCGGAGAACGGAGAATCTTTTCTGCCGCTTCTTTAACATAAGGCCCAAATATCTGCATTTCGGGGTAAGTAGTTACGAAGTGTTGATCTCCCATGCGAAGAAACAATTCTAAGCCCCGTTGTTGAGAAGCCTTGGCGATCGCTTCCTGGTCGGCTTTTTGCTTTGTTTCGAACTCTCCCCGGATCTCACGTTTGGCTTTTTCAATAACAAGCCGCTCGTATTTATCCGGGTCATTGATAATCAGTTCTGTCTTTTGTTCCGGTGTCAGTTCCAATTCGTCTTTAGGTTGTGTTTCGGCGGGCGGAACCTGAGAAGTCTTGATAGTCTGCAACACTTCCAGCATTTGCTTGTTGAGGGTTTCAAGGCTTTTCTTCTCTGCTTCGATTCTGGCCCGTTCCTGTGTGGCTTCGTGCATCTTCCGTTCCGCTTCCTTGGCCGCCTTCTCCGCCTCTTCGATAGTCTTATGCTTAAAGACCTTCTCTTCAATAGGGGCGGTTACGGGTGTGGCCTCTGGTTGCGTAACCGTAGTGGATTCCGTTGCCGTTACAGGTTCATCTTTTTTTACCTCAATGGTTTCCGAAGTCTCTGTTTTTACTACGCCCGTATCCGCTTCGGCAGGGGGCGTTTCTTGCTTGTCCTCGGCGGTTTCCATTTTCTGTTCCCCTAAAGTATCAAGGCCAAGATGCTTGGCGTATTTCTCTTCGAGGGAATCACGGTCATGAAACGGTCTGAAGACAGGCTTGTTTTCCACAAAATTAGGCGGGGCGTCCGGTTTCTGAGTAATAGCATCACTCTGCGGGGGGGCCGTATCGCCTTGTGGTTGGGCCTGCATTGCCGGTTCTTGCGGTTCAAATGGATTCACAGCCGATTCCTTATCTATGTTTTGTCTCTTTCTTGGTACACCTTTTGGCCAAGCCATAAAACCTCCTTGCGAGTCCCGCTCAAGCGGAAGTGTTCGCTATTGCTAAATTGTTATGATTTACCTTCTAACTTCTTCATTATATTAATCGCACTCACAACATCCGGTGACTTAACCAAATGGTTTTTGAACTGCTTCATGTTGATGTAGGCCCCGACTACCTTGGGGATTTCATCAATTTTTGCGATGTCGAGATTTTCAAGTATTCCCATAATCCAGTTATCTATGACCTCAATCAGAACCTTCCCGTGTTCCGATTCAATCAACCTGGCAAGTTTTAAATACCTCTCATTGGCATCCATTTACTGAAGCGTCCTCCCCTGGCTCTGTGCGGCAAGAGCAGCAAGAATAGCTTCGGGAGGTATCCCGGCTCTCCCCCCGCCCCCATTACCACCAGGCGGCATCCCCTGCGGGGGAGGCAACTGGCCCTGTAATTGTTGGGTCTTGGCCTGGGCTTCCATCTTCTTCATATCGAAAGCCTCTTTCTGCATATTGAGGTTGTCCATCTTGGCCTGCTTCTCAGCCTGATTGTTGGCCTGTATCTGCTGTTCTTCCTGCTCATCGACAACCAGTTCGTGGGGTCGTTCAAAGCTGAAACAGTCAATAATCCGGTTTGTCCACTCCCTCAGCTTGAGCCGTTCCAGAAGCGGCGGTATTTTGGACGCTACCCCGAAGAAGTCAATAATCTTCTTAAGCTTGGCCATCTTCTCGAAGTAAGAGGAAATGCCCCTGGAAGTCACCCATGAGGTCTTTAGCATGAAAGCAATACGTTCCTCCCTGGTCTGTGCGGCAAAGGGAAGGCCGAACTGCATAGCCATTTTCTGCAAGGCCGGATCTCTGAAATCATCCCAAAACTGGATAATCAGTTGCCGTGACATTTCAATTGAAGGTTCGATAAGCCCCTCTTCCAGATTCCGGCCTATGCTCTCAAACATACTGTCGGTCTGCTTGTTGGCCCCTTCGTACTCGGTCGCCGTTGTTTTCTTGGTTTCCAGGGCTAACGAGAAGTCAGTTACCATGTCAGAGTTCTGCAAGGCCCGTCTAAGAATCTCCGTCTCAGCCATTGCTCCGCGGGGGACATCACTTATTTGGACTTCATTAATGGCCTTACCGTCTCCATTGACCAGGATAGGACTACCAGGGCGTAGCTTGGTCAAGACATCAGGGTTTCTCAGTCTGTCCGGGTTGACCTCAAACAGCTTAATCAATTTCCAGAGCAAACCATCGAGGCTCATGTTGGTGATGTTGACAATGGCTTTTTGGAGGCTGATAGCACCTTCGATCAATGATTGCCCCTCAAGACGGAACAGGAAGTCTACTGGGGAGAAGATGATGTAAGGCGGTTTCCCGTAGAGAGGCCCATAGAACCGCATGGGGTTCTCAAGGTTCCCGGTGTTGAGGATATACTGCTTGTTGGCCAGAACGACACGGGCATTCTTTTTTAGAACTTCGCCCTTGCGGTTATAGACAGGCCCCCAATATTCGTAAAGGTGAACCCGACGCTTAAACTCATTCTTCCCGGTGTAGAGCTTTAATTTCTCCAGCCGTTCAACTTCCTTGGGGTCCTCCGAGTAATCGGTGTTTTTTAACTTTTCAACCTGCTTGGGGTCATAATACCAGGAGCCGTCCGGCATTTTAATCTTGGATAAGGCCACTATGTCCGGCAAGCTGGCCATAGATTCTTCCACGATATAGCTGTGTTCCGGGTCGAAATAAATCTGCCGGGGATCAACTACCCTGGCGGCCAGACCGGACGACATCCATTTCACTTCTTCAAAAGTAGTTTCTGTGGTTGGTTGAAAGATGTTCGTCCAGTTGACCGCCTGTTTAGCCTCTATCCGGCACTTCTCCTGCGGTTCCCACCAGAGCTTGAGAACTCCGGTTCCAAAGGTAAATCCGGATTCAACCCCCTCCATCAATTTGGTGTCGAACTTTATACTATCCAAAAAGTATTTAAGCGCCGCTTTCTGCCCAGGAACGCTTCTGTCGTTGATATTGGTGTTGAGAGGATCATGGATATCGAAATACTCCCCGGCCTGAATGATGATCCGGCGAATCATGGAAGTCGCTTTCTTGATAGCCGGGTTTAGCTCGGGAACATAAACCTTTGACTGCCAGTCCTGCTTCTTAGAGAAGTCCTGGTACATCCGGTAGGCATCCCAACAATCGTTCCAGGTATTACGCACTTCACGGTAAATTTCTTCCGCTTCCTGTTGACAGGCCAGAATCAAGTCCCTGGTTTCATTCAGGTCGATAGTCTGAGTTTTGGCCTTCTTGGTCTTTGGTTCCGTCTTGGGGGGAACATCGAAAATCTGGTCGCCCGTTCCCGCCGAAGATAGATTTATTCCGGTTAAGGGGTCCATCCGTGAAATTTCCTTTTCATGTAATCATCGGTTGGCAACATCCCCTTCTGTGCTTTGGGATGCTCAATATCGAAAGACCCGCTTCCGATAAACCTCCAGGGTTCCAGGTGTATGGCTCCGCACTCGATACAGCGGTAGACAGAAACACACTTATCTTTTTTGACATCGTAGTTATGTCCCACGAACTCGGCTACCCCTCTCCGGCAGGTGTTACAGCGGTTCTGATTTAACGGCATCCAATCCCTCCAAAATAAAAAAGGCCACTACCGGGAAATGCTACCCCGAATAAGTGACCTTTGGCTTAGTGCGAAAATTTAAGTTTAGGAGACTATTTAAGCAATAATAATAGCTTACGCTTGAATCCCTCCATTGTTTTAAGTATGGAAATTATCTGATCGCGTTCGTCCTCCGTAAAAATAGAAGCTATTTTATCTTTTCCCTTATCAGATAATTGCGGCATTGTCAAGGTTTTTTTATAGGTATTATCTATTTGACGCATAGGTTAAAGCCTATTTACACCCTTTAAAATGGTTCCCCAGGGCCAGCCATATTTCATCCAGTTTTCCGTTCTGCATCTTAATCGGTATGCCCTTGCGATAAATCGGATGGTACTCATGGCCGCAGTTTTTGCACTCGTAATGAATATCATCCCCGGTGCGGTGATACTTGAAGTTAAGCTCATCCCCTATTGTTTCGATTTTCATGGTTCCCTCCTTACGCATAACTCCCCGCTAAGTCCCCCCTGGCCGAACTGCTGGTTCCATCCAGGTAGGAATAATCCCTTCCGCTGTACTTGCTTTCCGGTGTCCTCTCCATAGCCAAGCACATATAAGAAAATGCCTTCCGGTAATGGTCCGGGCCAGTCTTGATCCACTTATTATAAACGCTTCCCGTTTCCCGGTCCTCTATCTTCTTCCGGGCTACGTTATGGCAATGCTTGGCAAATTCAGTTATCAGGTCTGATTTCCTCGGTAGAACCGTCTTGCCGTCCTGTAGTATCTGGTGACTGGCGTCCATAGCCATAGACTGATAAACGGTTATCTTCTTTTGGTCATCATCCCATCTCATCCCGGTTGAAGGGGAGTTGGAGTAGAAACAGGCCCAGGCCCGGTAAGGGTGGTCCTTGGTGAAGTTCAAAGCCTTCTTAGGTTCCGGCAGACCATCCAAAACCAAGTACCCGTCAAACTTCTTGATAATCTGCTTCAAGTCGTCCCAGGCTTCATTAGGGTTAGCATTGTTATTCGGCTTGGTTTCTCCGAGATAGATTATCTTAACCGATCCCCCGTACTCCTTCCTTCCCACAACCACATGGTGCGTCTTAGGCCCTATATCCACCCCGATACAGGTAGGCACGTCCGATCTCTGTTCCATCCCGTGAGAACCGCACATGGCTATAACGTGGGCCACTTCCATCCGGTTCTGAACCTCTATGAAAGCCCTGGCAAGCCGTTGGTTCCAGAAGTCCTGCGGGTACTTGGTCGTATGGTACTCACTCCATATCTCGTCCATAGGGACATAAATAGAGTGAAGCTGGCTGACACAGTACCCCACGGCAGGCCGCCCATTCAGTTCCTTGCCCGGATATTTAGCTACATACTGATTCTTAGGGTGGGAAAGGTTCAACTCCCTCTGGCACTTGACACAGACCCGCTTGGCCCCCTCCGGTGTCATAATCAAACATTCCGGGAACTCTTCTTCCATGCAGGTGTAGCTCCGGCATCCCTCACAGTACATCATCCGGTATCTCTGGTCTGTAAGCTGGAACTTATCATCCACCCCGAAGTCAGGGATGGTAGGGGTACTCAGGTGAACTTCCTCCTGGAACTCGCTATGAGCCATACGCTTATGGGCCATATCCACATAGGTAGGATCTTCAACCTCGTCCTCTTCATCGAACACCAGCTTATCCGCCGGGGTTGTCTTGGCCCCCATCGGCCCCCGTAGACCAAAGAAATGAAGGGTGCAATTCCCAACCTGTTTGATATCCGCAGAGTTAGTGTTTCTAACCATACTTTGCAGGATAGGATTGGCCTTGATTATTGGGTTAAACCTCGACTTGGAGAACTTCAAAACGTGGGTGTATGTAGGAAAATAGTAAATCAGCCCCGACTTTAAACGATAAGCGCAGTCATGAAGTGAGGTTATGACGCACCACTCTGAAAGGCCCAACTGCGCTCCCTTAAGCAAGACGATATAAGGCGCATGGGTGTCGTAGATATCCCTCAGATATTCATGCCCCTCGAAGGTAAAGTAGTTCCCGGAAGAAGGCAGGTAAAGGTGATTCTGCATGGCCCATCTTCCAGGGTCCACCAGGCTCAAAGCCTTCTCATACTTGAACACATCCTTGTCGGTTATCTTCCCGACTACATTCCTGCCAATAACCACCTTGAACGTCTGAAGCTGAAGCTCGTTCATCTTCCCAAGCAGGGCTTCAACGTCCGCAGGCGTACTATCCGGTATCCACTCCTGCTGAGGCTGTGCAGGCTGTTGAGGCCGGTATCTGGCGTATTGGCCTTTAGGCATACCCTGGCCTACTTACTCCCCTCAAATGACATCCGGTCCTCTTTCTCCGTAAACCCCAAATCAGTTATCTGAAGGCAAACCCGCTTTTCTTCACCACCGTCCGTCTTTAAGGACTCCATCGACTCAATCGAAAACTTGGCCGTCAACTCCCCCGTCTCCCCCACCTTGTGCTTGTCCATCCTAAACCCCAGGGCCTCAATCTGGTCGTCTTCCAGGTGAATCTTCAGCCCATAGGGGTAGTTTGGCATCTCGGCCATATGCGTAGCATCCAACTCCCGCCCCTCTGTCTTCTGCTCCTTGCTCATCTTCATACTGGTCATGCCCATAGCCTTATTCTCCTTTTTTGTTCCACGTGGAAACCCTATTTCTTCTTCTTCCCGGACACCACCGGACCCATCTGCTTTTTGGGCTTCTTGCCCTTCGGCTTGTCCTTCTTCTTAATTGCCATTTGGATCACCTCCCTTATTTATTAATCTCTATCAGAACTTTTATAAGCTTATTACCCCTAAAATAGTAAAGACCATTGGAAGTTAAAACCAATCTCTTCCCCTCAAATTCAGTCATTGAAATAAATGTTTCCTCCGTAAAGCGCCTTATCTTTTGTATTTTATCCTCCCCCTTACCCATTAGGTTGTCCCTCCTTTAAATGGTTAAGTTCCCTAAATGCCTCCAGGCTGGATTGGCTCGCCTTCTTCATTAACACCACCTTGGAAAAAGTAATACCCCACTTTTTCTTATTCATCAGGGTATAAATGTTCGGCTCCCCCTTCACACGGTCAACCTGGATTATTCGATGTTTCTCCAATTCCTTTAACCCGGCAATTACAGACCCCCTGGAGATGTTTAACCGGTAAGCCATAAGGTCTATCGAAGGGTAACAGGTCTGGTCCTTTCCTGAGTGCCTACAGAGAAGATTGTAAACCCCCAACCCGTAAATCCCACATAACCTTGCATATTTGTCCACAAAGACATCGTTCGTTATGAAAAACTCATGCTCCCGGGAGTCCCTTATAACCATCGGCGCCTTATAAAAATCCTCTTTTTTCTTCTCCCGGATGCGTTTCTTTATGTCTAATGTTTTCATATAGTTCCTAACCTACCAGTTCACCTGGTGAACTACCACCAGTTCACGTGGTGGACTCGAAGTAAACACAATAGCATTTAGTTAAAAACCTCATTCCAAGCATAATCCTCAAAAACCTTCTTAACCATAAATGTTTTAGAGTGATACTATAAATATAGTGGGAGCTTGCCGGGGATGGCTCCAGTTGGGTTGACCGTTTCTGACCCCCCCCGGTCTCCTGGCTCCAACAATCACCGCACCACTGTCCACAACAAGATACACTTGGACTTTTATGTAATGTCTGATAATATCCATTATGTATCCTTGCATTATTGGATAATGTATTGATATTGTTACCATTGCCAAGTTGACATAATATTATGGCTCATTATCCTCGGTAACAAGGGATTGACCAGGTTCAGAAGTATCTGAATCCCTAATATCCTGGGTCTTATCCTCCACCTTAGAGGCTGATAGGAGGGTTGACAGACCGTTTAAGCCTTGACGGACACCTTGGTCTATACCGATAACATGGGCCTGATTGCTGGTTGACTGGTCCGTTTCTAATCGAAATATCTCATGAATCTGCTTTAAGGCATAAGCGGAATTGTTTAAACTGGCCTTCTCCCTTTTGCCTGGGTCTACACAGTCAGATAATAACTGATATACAGCACCTTCAAAGAGGTCAGATTTTTTCTCTCTAAGTGCTTGCAGTTGGGGTTTTGGGAGCAGGCCATGTTTGAATGGTTTAAGGTGATAGTCTACGGATTGTTTTGTTATATCTAATATTTTCGCAATTTCAGCCTGATTTTTGCCTTCCTCGAAATACATTCGAAGGATGCGTTTGGTTGAAACACCTTTGTGGCGGTTATAATACCCTGGGAATGAATCTTGAGAGGAAACAGGAAGTAAGTCAGAATTGACTTGGTTATCCATAGTGAGCATATTTTCCCGATTACCTATTAAAATGTCAAGTAATCAGGAGAAATGGGAGAAATGGGAGAAGCAGGAGGGGCCAGGGCGGGCGATAGGCTTAGACCCTTAGTGATTGCCTACCATAAAAGATATGCGCTCATATTGGATTTAAATGGCTTGTCGAATTTCTTTACATATTTGATTATTACCAGTTAACTAAACATATTATCAACTTACATTATTATACCCTGAGATATGAGATAAAACGTCGGAATAGTTTACAGTTTTGAAAAGTGGCTTAAATATGTGATTATGATAAGATTATTAGCTTAATAGGAATGATTATCACGAAAAGCGTCGGGAAACCTTACAGTTTTCACCATGCTCTAAGGTCCGATAAATGGCCTGATACCTGGTGTAATAAAATAAATATGTAGTGATTTAATAGACTTATAAATATAATCATATTATTATAATAACTTGGCACGATATGTGCTTATCATATTGGTAACGGCAGTTAACATTAAACGGGAGGGAAAAATGATAATCTTCCAAAAAATATTATTAGGGATTGCGGCGGTGCAGGTTGGTATCTGTGTCCTGGTTAGTTTATTAAGTTGGTTATCTTTGATCTAAACAAAATAAACTGAGAGGAGAATAAAATGGGAAATTATTTTAGCTTTAGCAGTATTGGCAGGGGGAACATAGGATATGAATTTAACTCCGATTCGTTGTCTCATACCAGCGACAGTTATTACAGAAACCATGCCGCCTATTTAGGGCGCGGGTTTTTGGAGTATGAAACCTATGGGGACGGAAACGTAAAACATAACTATTCCGTACCGGTCTTAAAAGAGAATTGGATTGACTTTTTCACTTCATTAGCCTTTCACCTGGAAAACAACCGGACCGACGTTGAAACCCTTTATCAGTCCTACTATTGGCCCAGAGAAGTCCAGCGGGAAGACATTGTTTTTGCTTCGACGGTTATTTACAAGGAAGATAAACCGGCCTGGTTCAATAAGAATGAAAGAAAGATTTCCCGAAGTGAAAGTAAAAAGCACGACAAGCGATGGGAGGAGGTCGTTTCCTGGATGGATGGTTCCCCTCATTCTATTTCTTGGATTCTGGGAAATAACTATTCGGGAGCGATCGGAACATATTTACTTTTAGAACAAATCAGAGAAACCCTTGATGGTTGGGTATATTGGGATAAAGAATTGGAAATGGAAATTACCTACGAACACAAGCTACCGGTTGAATTAATACAGGATTTATTAAAGGTTTATACCCTTACCAGAAATATAGAAAGTCGGGTTTCTAATCTCAGAAACCGGTTACTAAAAGAAGATAAGGCTGCCTAGACCTTTAATCCTTTCCCAGTCCCGACTGCCAGCGGGACTTGATAAGGGATTAAATAAAAAGCGGGAGGGAATGAAGATGAGTAAATCACAGTATGCCTTTGAAATGTATGCTCCAAAGAGTTTCCGGTATTCCAGGAATTTGTTGGGTCACATGAAAATGAGAGACAATGGTCAAAAACTCTGGTTTTGGATGTTAAACAGACCAACCCTGGATAGTTTATGGTTTGCCAAGTATAACCGGGAATGGACCTTGAGAATGAGAAGGGAAATAAAGGCACGTTAACCAACACCCCAAACGGGGAGAAAGAGGGGAGAGAATGAAAGAATATAATGGTCACAGAAGCTGGAACACCTGGAATGTAGCTTTATGGATTAATAATGATGAAGGGCTTTATAACCTTGCCCTGGAAGATATTGAACTTACCAAGTCGAAGAAAACAGGCAAGTATAGATTCGGCGCAGCAGCTTCCAGGTTTGTCAATAATGTAGGCGGAGGGAAAACTCCTGACGGAGCTACCTTTAACCGTTTGTCCGTCAAGCTGGCCCTGGAAAATCTTAAAGATTAACCCTCTACAATCCCAGCCGGGGGGCAATAATACCCGGATATGAGGGGGAGGTTGTTATGGAATTTGATGAAGGAATTGAAGATAGTAAGGGAGTTCCTTTTGATAGGAAACCAAATATGTCATTTAAAGAGGGAATAACCTATTGGCCTACAAGTAAAATCAGAATATTTATAAATGGTTGCCATAAATCTAAAGACTATGATTATCTGTTTGACATTGCTTGCCGTGAATTAAACAACCGAAAGGATAACTAACATGGAAAAAGAAGAAGTAATCCGGAAGTTGAAATGTACCAGGTGCGGGTATTCCTGGTATCCTCGGAGCTTATCAAGGCCGGTAGCCTGTCCGAATCAGTCGTGCCATTCGCCCTATTGGGACAAACCCCGGAAGGAGAAGAAGGGAGGAAATGACAATGATTAAGCCAGAAATTATTCAAAAAGAGGATGGATTTTATTTGAGATTAGGCGAACATACACCTAAACCTTGGGTAAAAGATTACAATGGAACTATTGGTCATATTAAAACAACCCATTATCTATCACAAAAAAGATCACCTACGGTTTGCAAATACCGGGACGAAATTATCGAAACAATTTGCAAATTTTCAGAAGAAGAAATGGAAGCAAATGGGAATTTAATCGCAGCGGCTCCGGACCTGCTCGAAGCCTGTAAGGAACTCTTGGACATGATAACCGATAACCGATTACATGGGCCAGAAGTTTACAAAGCGGCTCAGGCCATAGCCAAAGCCGAAGGCCGGGGAGGAGAGATATGAAAGCTAAAATTGAAATTAATATGGACAATGCGGCCTTTGAAGATCCTACTGATGGAGAATTGGGTAGAATATTACATGATTTAGCCGACAAAATTGCCTATTCTATTCCTAATTACTCTATTAATTTAAGGGATGTCAATGGAAATACTGTTGGGGTTTTTAAAATTATTGGCAATAAAAAGGAGGACTAACAATGTACCGCCTAATCTATACAGTCACGGCGTGGGGGTTAATATTGATGATTCAATTACTTTTTCTGCTCGAATTGGGCAGGTAGGGGGGAGATATGGAGCCAAGATTAAATAGTGTTCTTTCCAGCCTTGACGGTATCTGGGGAGAATTGCGGCACGCTCTCAAGGATGCCGATAACGTAGAAAGTATTATAATACTGGAGCTTATAGGCGAATCGGCCCGGTTAAGACAAAAGGTCGAAGTGTTATTAAATGCTCATATTGCCGACACTACGGCCCGTTAACCAACTAACTAGACCTCGGCAAGTCTATAAAACTGCCGGGAGGGGAAAAGATGAATTTTTTTGATAGTAAAAGATATGATGCTGACTGTGAATTATACGAAAGGTTGGTTAAGGATCTCGTTAAAGATAAACATTGGTCAAGGGACAAGGCTATTGATTATTTATCTAAACATCCATATCCAGCTTATCATCCTGACCCAAACGATTACTATGAAGAATCAAATTAATGAAAAATAATTAATTAACCCTCGCCATATCCCCCATCTCGCCGGGTGGGGGATTTTTTATCTCCCATATCCTATCCAGTAATAAACTACATATCCCCAAGAAAATATCCCATGCAATATGCACCAACCTATCGAATGGTTAATGCTCCAGGAAATTATCATTGCCAGTACTGACCCCATACTAAAACCTGAAACCGTTGTTTCTTCAATCATAATCCATCCAGTAACCGGCTGAAATAGTCCGCCACATCTTTGAACCCATGCTCGAGCGTCAATTTTATGCAGGTCCGGTATTCCTGGCGACGCCTGGTTCTTTCTCTGGATATGGCCTCTTCTTTCCATTTCTGCTCTCTGGCTTCATCCCTCGCCTTGACCGAATCCGGATGGTGCTGTTTGCAAAACCCATCCTTCCAGAGGTTCCGGGTGCATGGTCGATGGAAACCACCTGGGCCATAATAATTACTTTCCCAGATTCTTTCTTTGCAGCCTTCTGTTGCCATTTTCCCGCCTTTCCCTCTTGGGTGGTATAGATTTACCTTTTAATGGAGATAATCGTTCCTACGGCCTCCTGGTGCGCTCAGAATAGCATTCTGCGGCATCTTCAGAAATCCCCCGATCTTGGGGATTATCTCAACCTTGTAGTATTTTGTCATGGCTTGTCTCCTTTCAAAAAGGTATTACCCCTCCATATTCTGGAAATATTCACAATCGTTTGAACTCACCCGCCGAATCCTGTACTCGATCAGCTTGTAATTAAGCGCAGTATCAAACACATAACACTTGTCCCAGATATCCTGACGACACCAGACCAGCCGGATATCCTTACCCTGGTCGATGCGTTTCCTGGCAGCAGAAGTAGTCATATTACTTAACTGCCCATTGATGTTTTTCGGGGTAAATACTCTGGTCTTTAAATTCAAGCAGTTAATGCAGGACATTATTAGTCTCCTTTCTCCGATCAAAAAGGGATATCTGAATCATCCCCCTGGTTATTGACCTCACCTGGACCGCCCTTAAGCCCCCAGAGAAGGGCTTCCAGCACTTCGATTGCTCGGGCTTTGTTGCCCAGGTAGACCCGTAGCGGGGTGTTCTTTTCATTGGGTACTTTCTTCTTGGCTTCCTTGTCCCAATGCTCGGCCCGGACCCATTCTAAGGTAATCTTCCCATCATCGCCTTGGAATCCGGTTTGAATAGACCATGCTCCCTTATACTCCGATAATTGCACCCCTGCTTTTACTCCGGTCTTGATGAATTCTCCCATGATTTTAATCCTCCCCTAATATTTTATTCTGGTATTCCGTGCATCTTTCTTTCCAATACGGCTTTTCCCATCCGCCACCGCCAAACGTAAAATCACCTATGTCGTTTTCTGGACACGACTTATAAAACCTATTAATTCTATTCCATTTTTTACGTTCTTCTATCTCCTTTAATATCTCAGGATGAGGAAGAAACCATTCTCCCTTTAAGTTTGCTTCCCTAAATCCTTCATGAATAGCTTTTTCCATTTCTTCGTTCCCTGGGAACAAAACCAACAAATTTAGTTTATATGGATTAGCTTGCTGAAGATGGACCATTCTTTTTTTAATATCCTTTGTAAAACCTATTTTTATTGGTCCGATACAATCCATTTGGATAAAATAAATATATCCAGTAATTACTTGAAACATTTCATGTAAATACCCTTTCATTTCCTAATCTCTCCTTCCTGTAAATTCTCCGGTGTCATACGTCCATTCACCCTTTTTGATAAACTTGCTCCCGTTCACCAATGAAAAATTGCAATATTTTCCATTTGGGTTTTCAACGCCTTTTCTCCACCCCTTTGCTTTTACTATCTTGATTTTATTTTTTTCAATAGCCAATGCAAGGCGGGGTTTTTCTATAGTAAAAACACCACCACGGCCAAAATCTGTTCCAAAATTCTTTTGAATCCCTATGATTGCAATACTGTCTTTTAATTTGTGATGAATAGCCGCAAGGGGAACACCAACCTCCGCAAAGTCCTTAGTTACCTCCAGATAATCTATTATAAATATTTTATATTGTTCCGGAATTATCAAATCTTCATAATTTGAACTTCTATCAACCATATCAAGAGGCCAAGATTCCGGATCATCTCCAAACAGTTTTATTCTATCCTTAAACTCTGCCCCTCCCATTTCTGAATTCATGTATAAAATTTTATATTTATCCATGTTTTCCTTAGCCATATTTAACAGGAAAGTTGTTTTACCGGAGTTTGGAGATCCGGCCACCAAGATAATTGACCCAGGAAAAATGTTAATTGAATTAAGCATATCGAAAGGAAATTCCAGATCCATTGTTTTACCTTCCGATCCTTTCCAATCAACCAATTCTATTTTATTTTCAACTTTCCTAAATTGACTGTCCTTGTTTCCAACCCTCTCTATTATCCCTTCATCAACCAATCGGCAGAGGGCAGACCGGACCGAACTCCTATTTACTGCCCCTGCAACGCTTTGCAACGACAGGCAACAGTCTTGGACGCTGAAGCAACCCTTTGCAACGCTCAACCATTCCCGGATGTCATCCATAACGTGACTTTCCCGGCGCTGAATCCTCTTCATTATGCTGTCAACTTTTTCCTTTGCCCATTTAGGATCATTTTCTCCCCAGGAATTCATGAGCATTAACAACACCTTCTCTATTGAATCCCTCTCAAGTCCTCCCTTCCCCATTGCATTTCCTACATGATAGAGGTCGTCATCCTTTCTTCCATACTCAAAGGTAACGCAACGCTTTGCAACGCTCAGGGACGATTGCAACGCTTCAAAGGTAGTATTATATATATTAATATTATTTAAAGAATTAGTAGTTATAAAATCTATATAGTCTTTAGGAAGTGCTGGTAAGGTAATATCCTTGAGATGCAGTCCTGACGCCCAACTATATTGCTTTCCTTTTCCATTAGAACTTGGAGGGGCTAAGACATAACCGCCGTTTGCCCGAAGATCGCATCCGGTAACAACTTTTGAATTATTTCTTATTTTTTCATCAGGGCATAAGCAGTAAAGGTGCTGTCCTCCTCTTGGAGTATTGGCGGTAGGACAAACGAAGGATTCGGGGATATATTTATTTAATTCGGCTTTACCTATTTCCATATCATCTATGTCAATTACTGCTAAATTACTAATTAACCCGGTGACAATACCGATATTAGCAATCGGCCATTTGTTCCACCATGCGGTAATCTCTTCATCTGTCGCTATTCTTTTTTGGAATTCTTCCCAGGGAAGGAACGGCTTTTTATCCTCCCGGCAGGGTATGACAGAGAACCCGAACTTATTCTTATAGATTAGTGCCGCTTTTAACCTGATGTTTTCAATCATTATATCCCTAACCTCTTTACGATCTTTTTAATTTCCTGTTCGTATTCCTTGGCGGTTAATGGGAGTTCTTTTAGGATTGACTTTCTCAATTTGTAATCATGGTAAGTATTTTTCTTTTTCTTTATTTTCCCCATAAAACACAAAGACCCCCTTAACCCTGAGAAAACGAAAAAGACGGTTGAAAGTTTTTAATAAGTTTCGCATGTTTTTTTAGGTTATCGGTGGCCCATAATGGTTGGAGGTTTTTTAAATCCCAACATCTTCTAAAGTCGATGTCTTGAGATGATTTAAAATTATAGGCGGAAATTGGTATCTTGTGATCTATGTGCCAGAATGGACCATAATTTTCCCAAGTCATCCCGGGCAAAAATTGTTTTTCTAAATGTTTTTGTAATGCGTCAACCGTATATCCAACCAATTCCTCCCAGTTTTCCCATTTTTTGTTTTCTTTCAATACCCTATATATTGATGTAGACATTTTTACGTCTAATCTTCCTTTAACAGTCTGATATTTCTTTTTATTAGACCGTCTCCTGTAAAGCCGTTGTTTTTCTATATTCTCTTTTTTCCATTTTTCTTTTCTCTCTTGGCATGACTGATAGCGATCAAGGTCATATTGCCTAAATTTATCCAAATTATTTTTATAATACTCTTTTCTTTTCAGCCCTATACATTCCAAACAATAAACACTGCGGCCATATTTCTTTTTATTGTCCGTGGTAAAACAATCCAGTTTTTTTTCATTTTTACAACATGGACATCGTTTGGTTAATTCCATAAAAAAACCTCCTTGAAGTAAGTGGGCTGAAGTCAAGAAAGGGACCGTTGACGGCCCTAACTGGACACACCTACCTCAAGGAGGCGGAATCGATCTTATCGGATTAAAATAAAAAATCAACGGTAAAACCTCTCTTAACTTCAGCGTTCTCAGTATACAATCTCACTCATAAAGAATCAACTAATTGGGATAAAAGTTTGAATCAGCCACAATATCTTGGTGTTTACCTGTCAAGAACATTTCGTCCGGTATGGCGAAAATACAACAAAGACTGTAATTGATAGTGCCTAAAAAAACCGGCCATTTCGACCGGGTGGAATAGTTAAAACAGATTAGGGTTAACTGCTAAACAGCCACATAATCGGTCACGGTAACGGTTTTAGTAACTGGCTTAACCTCTATAATGGATTCGGGATCAAACTCCCAACCGGCATCAAAAATTCCCTGGTCCCCTGCTCCCTTGGCCCATCCAAACATAAAAAACCTATCCTTGACCTGGACAACCTTTGTATATTCTATCCAATGCCTCCTCTCATCCTCTTCTCCAGACCAAACTTCTTTCCCGTCAATCAACAGTTCAACAAATTCCTCTTCTGGCCGTTTCCATCCCTTTTCTTTTGCAACATCAATCAAGAAATTCCTAATTTCTTCTTTCATAAAACCTCCTTTGTTGTTAAAATGTTAACTACGCCACACCGCAGGAGCATCGGTTAACTACACGAATCCCCGCTCAAAGAATACTGTCCTTGAGGACACTCATACTTAGTCACGCTGGTAGGGACGCAGCGCCACATCCCGGACTTGAATTGGACGCAGCGGTTTGATTCACATTGGGAATCTCTGGAACAGGTCTGGCAGATATTCAGCTTAGCCGGTTCCTGCGGTCCCCCGCCCGAACTGGAGGACGAATTACACCCCACCAAGGCCATCAAAATAATGGCGATGAAGGCCGTAAAGACAAACAATGCAATTACTTCGAGTAGCGTTTTCATGGTTTTATCTCCTTGGTGGTACTTAGACCGGAGTGTTTTATCAACAAATTAAGAAAGTTTACGGCGGCCTTATTTGCTATTTTGTTTAGTTCTGGAAGTCTATATCCAGACCTTTCCATTTCATCACAAAAAGCCATTGCGATATTGGCTTGCCATCCCATGTAATAACCCTTGTCTGTTTTCATAGCCTTTCTTATTACATCCATTTCTTTTTTTACTCCTTTTTCTTTCATGGCTTTACCTCCCGTTTGAGTACATAAGCAAGCATCCCAAGCGCATCCCCCTGAGACACCTTGATCTTAAGTGAAGGGAAATACCTCTGAGCGTAATCCCTTATCCAGTTCTTGCGAAGCGTTTTCTGTCTCTGGGGTGTCCCGGTGAATTTAGGCACTCCGATCCCCTTCATCCAGGTTACGGGGGAAACTTTAGTGGTCGGTATCCCGGCGGCATACAGGGCCATTTCCAGGTGTCCGACGTGCCGGGAGAATTTAACCGATGACGGCCCTGCGTTTCCTTTCCTGTATCCCCCGACATTCTCCAAGTAGCACTTGGCCTCTTGAACACCCTGAAAAGGAACAGTAAGGCTATTAAAGTATTCCCAAATATCCCCAATAGTCACAGGCATATCGTCTACCCATACCCGCCCTTGGTCGTCTTGACAGGCTATTGCTCCCGTTACTCCAGGGTCGATTGCGATTATCATCTCCTAATCCCTCCAATAAGACATTTCATCCAGAGCCATTTGCTCCGGATCTTCTTCTAGGCTTTCTGATGAAAAATCTTCAATACCATCAAAATTGTCTTTGGCCTGCTTCTTGGTCAAACCGCCAACATTGATTAAGGTCTGAACATACTTTTCTTTCCATTCTTCCTTTTTCATCCCCTAATTCCTCCCCTCCAAAATATCCAAAGCTTCAAGAAGTTTATCCCGGATACCCTTTAAATTACTAGTTATTTCCACCACCTTCTCGGGTTCCAGGACAACGTGGCTTGCCTCCTGCTCCTTTTCCAGCCTATCACAAACCGCCACACACTCTGCGTTTATGGAGTCTAAAATTTTGATCGCTGGATAAAATTCAGAGCCTTCATTTTTTAGGGACAAAATGCTGTCAATCAGATTAATTAGTTCTTTTTTGTAATCAATCATCCCCCTAATCCCTCCCCTCCAGTATGTCCAATGCGACAGTGGCCGAATAATTCAAGTCCTCTGCTATACCGCTGTCCATTTTGTCAGTCCTCTTTATGATATGCCGCAACTCCTTAACCGCCTCAGCCATCTTCTCGGACTCCAGGACGATGACCTCAACCGGGGGATAGTCGTCTTGATGCCATTGAATTTCTTTGCCCTTTTTTGAATAAAGATGGAGTGCATCATCATTATCAAAAGAATTTGAACAACTTAATAAACTTTTTGCAATAAATCCTCTTATCATCATCCCCTCCTTTCCGGGGCGCATGGTCGCGCCCCTTTTTGGGTTGTCTATGCGTTATAATTGTAAATTTCTATGTAATTTTCTGTGTTCAGAAATATCTATTGGCTGTAAGTGATTAAAATTAATACACCATTTATTTAAACAGACATGGTGAACATCTTCAGAGTTTTTAAGTTTTCTTACATACTTTTCGAAGATAACCCGAGATAGATTAACACAATTATGAAAACGATTATTTGCTCGTGGCCTTCCATTTAGAAATGATCTGTTTAAACAATAATAACAGCCATCTCCGGCATCAACAAAAAAAATATTACCAGAATTTTTATGATTTTTTGTTTTCATAGATCCAAAAACCATTTTTACCTCCAATTTTTTTATGCGTTAACCCAAGAGTCGAAAGATTCAATAAATTTACCGATATTGCTGTTCGCTTTTTCAATAATCCTATCTGGTGTAACTTTTGGAAATGACTTAACGTAGTCAAAGACCAATTTAGCCTTCATATCATCACAACCCTTAATAAACTCGTCAAATGGTGATAGGGGCGTCTGGTTGCCATTCTCCGGGGCAATCTCGCCAGTAGCGGTATTGAGGGACTCCTTTTTCTTGACGCCCCCCTTGGCCCATTCCGAAAGCCGCTTCCCGGTTTCTACGGTTATTGGTTTCCCGTCCAGAAAGATTTGCTTAAACGTCTCTTTGGAATACTTTGTAACGTGGAGGTTGTGTTCTTGGTCAATCCACCCGTGAACCATCATTTCAAAGAGAATGTCGTCCGACTGTTTCGGTTCAAGAATGGTTGATCTGGTCCATTTTTTTTCACCCTTAATGATTTCCTCTTTCATGGGGTATTTAGCCCTCATACAAAGAATCACCAGAGAAACGGGAGTTTGTAAAAGCCTTAACATAAACTCCCTCTGGTGATCTAATTTTGGCCGTTGCCAGACAAGAGGCCCTTTCTTCCCTTCTTCTTGGTTCAATGCCGCCATCGACAGGACTCCTCCAGCCCCTTCCCACTCGTGAGATCCGCTGTCAATTATCAAGACGGTCAATCCGGCCTTTCCAGCCTCAACAATCGCTTCCCCATAGGCTTTAGGGGAAAAGTTGTCCCTGATAGGCAATACCTGATAACCACCGACAACCGGATCATCGGCGTACATTTCCCCACGGCCTGATTCTGTTTCGATCATTCCCACTTTTGACATATCCCCGGAAAAACCTTTGGCTAAAAGCAATGCCCCATAGGTCTTGCCGCACCCACTTTCAGAGTACAAACCTATTAACGGTTTTGCCTCTGATGTTATTGCTGGTCTAAATGACACCATTTTATATATCCTCCATTGAATTACCGATAAAATTTGCTCTCATTTCCCAGGTCAAGGCCCAAGGTGGCGGTTCGGCATAACACACCCTTTTGGGGTATCCCGCCCACTCCCCACTTGCCATACAAGACCGCCATAGGTCCATACCCCTGATTACCTTTTGATTCGCCATTTCCATAAAGGCCGGTGATAAGGCGATGAAGGAACAAAGGTAAGGTGGTTTATCCTCTTGGACAAGAAAGATGAATGCAGGATCAGCCCCCGTAATGGCCTTGACTCCCCGGCTATAGAATGAGGCTTGAATATCATAGCCGTGATTAAGAATCTGCCTTATAAAATCTTCTGGGTTTGCTGAATTCCCGGTGGTTTTATAATCAAGACAGAATTGACGGCTCTTACTGATCTTATCCAACAGCGCCCGACACCATACCCCCCCATCCTGCCAGACATAGGTCATTTCAGCGTCGCCATCATCGAAGATACCGGCAATCTCTGATTCGTTGAGGGCAATGCTTGCGGCCTTGACCATATCGGTGACTACACCGTATTGGTGAGTAAGTAAGGGAACCTTGCCTTCTGCCCTTGCCTGATCCCGCAATTCCTTCGCTTCCTTCTTGCGCCAGTCGTCAAAGTCCAATACAACGGCCTTGTCAATCCCCTCAAGGAACAACCCATGCGCCACTTGACCGGGATCAAACTTCTTATCCACTTCCGGCTTGCAATCAGGATTTAACCTTGGATGGTTAATACGAGCATGGGCCGGACTCCTGAATAGCAGATCCATTATGATACCCCTGGAAAGGCTCGGTTCGATAACCGGATCAAGGTGGTATTCCTCTTGCGGTATTTTATAAACTCCCTCGCTCAACCCCATTATTCCCCCTCGCTTTCTTCCTTCTCCTTCATGTGTATTTTAATATCCCCATTGTAGTCAGCTTCAATCCGGGTGATAACATGACCCTCAAGAATTTGCTTGGGGATCAGCTTCATCAGCATTTTCTCAACCAAATACTTTTCAATCTTTAGCTCCATCGTTCCTCCCTCCCTTATCTGGCCAGACCGCAATGGCCGCTTCTCACAGGTTCGCTAAAATCATTACCCGGCTGGGGCAGATTGTCCGTCTCAACCCAAAGCATACAGGCCGAAGCGATACAGTTTGATGTTAATTCTCCATTGTTTCGATTGGAGTAAACCCATATCCCTTGATCTGGAACAACATGGAAACGGGTGTATGGACACCATTTGGTTTTAGCATTTTCTTCCGTCATGTTTCCTCCTCTCGCACTTTTTCCGGCAAATCTCCCGGCAGTATCTAATTTCCATACGATCCCCTTTAAGGTGGGGGCACTTGATTAACTTTGGCTTCATTCCGTGTAGTTATCCTTGCACCATTCAAACAACCGATCTTCCCCGAAAACATCTTCCGGTTCCATGTTATGTACAATCCAATCAATAGCCAATTCCAGCAAGTCTTTCGGCAAAACATCGGCTATAAAATCTTGGTCTTGCCTATGTGTCGTTCCCATCCTCTTCTCCTTTCTCTTGTAATACCGCCTTGGCATAGCTCCGGGTCAGTTCTATGGCAAACTCAAACAGGTCGCTCCTGTCCTCTTCCCTCTCCCGGCGATCTTGCGTAGCGGCGCTTTCGACCATGCCGTTGGCTAGTGAACTCACGATTTGCCTCCTTAGATATTCACCAATGATGCTAATTGGGGTTGGGCTCATTTGGTTTCTCCTCCTTCCTCTTAATTCACCGGAACCTTAGCCCCGGAAATAATCAAACACATGGCGAATACTCCCAGGGCTACGCCCAGGAACAGACCGAGCAGGAAATAGATCATGGGATCACCCTCAAAGCGACTTGGACAGCCACCAAGATTCCAAGAGCCGCACAGAATACAAGGGCCACACCCTTTAATAACTTGTCGGCCTTGGAGGAAGTGATAACCGCATCCACCTTGACGGCCTTCTCAGCGGCCAACTTCTTAAGAATCGGTAATAAATCCCCGTTGCCAAATTCGTGCCTCTCAAACGGTAAAATGTACTCAGGTTTAGCTCGCATCTTTAGCCCTCGCTTTCTTGTCCCTTAATCCCCGCCGCTTGTTATCGCATACCCGACAATATGGCCGGTTAGGACGGTAATATTCTCCGATTTTTTTCGGAAGACCGCAGTCAGAACATACTTTCTCGGTCAGCACTTTACTCCAAGTTTCAGCCTTGGCCTTAATCCCTTGCACCCGCCTCATTTTCGCATTTGCTTCGCACTTCATTTGCTTAATTTTTTCCCGCCTTTCAGCCCCATGCTCGCAATCAAAGATGACAAGGCCGCAGTATTTCTCTTTTACTCCGGCTCCGCATTCAGGGCATGACGACGCTCTCCCCCACGTTCTTTTCTTCGGATAGCCTTTAATCATAATCGGCGTGATGGTATCGCCATTAATCCAGCAAATAGCCTCATGGAGCGCTAGTCCCTGGATACATCGGGAACAGGTCGGAAACCTCTCGTCTACCCTCCTGGTCAGGCAGGGGATTGTCAGCGTCCGGGTGTGCAGGGTTGGGCAGATCATGGGTTAGTCCTTTCTATTGTCATATTTTGTGTAAAACAACAGATGCCTACCTGGGCCAAATAGCCTAACAACCCATTTTTGTTTCCAAAGTTTTTGATTTAAATTATATCGGCCAGAAATAGCCCAATTGAAAAACCGTATTGTTCCCATATTACGCAAGACATTTACCTTCATAACCCATGCTCCTTAAGCCATTCGGCCTGTCTGCGCTTATAGTCCCACCTATCCCAAGCCATGTACCCGACCACGAAGAGAATCAGGGCCACCCCCATTCCTAAGATTAGCCAGTATGTGTTGGGCATAATTCCCCTTTCTGCCGGGTAACCGCCCGGCTCGGTGTGCAGGTTGCAGCGCCAGCCAACACCCTGCCCTGGTTAGAGGTTAAGTGCTAAAACAACATCATCTGCCGTTGATGCCGTTCAAGGCGTTCATTCCCGGCCTGAAAGTATTCGGGGTCCAGTTCGTAAGCCCAAAGGTCAAACCCCATGTCATGACACGCTATGCCTATTGAGAGGCTCCCAAAGTGTGTATCAAGTATCTTATCCCCCGGATTTGCGTAGTTCTTCAGGAGCCATTTGTAGAGGGCTACGGGCTTTTGGGTGGGGTGGATACGGGGTTCTTTTTCTTTGCCTAAAAGACCGTTCCATTCCAAGATTTTCTTTTTGACCGAATTTCTCTTTATGGTTGTATAGATTAATTCACCATCTCCAAAGGTTGGCATGGTGTTCATTTTGTCCCAAAATACCCAATGGTTTCCACAGGGCAAGAGATCGGCAAAGAAATTTCCACCAAAAATAATTGAATTATTAGAGACCCTAATAAGTTCTTTAAAATAATTACCATCCGGCCGTTTATCATCCCATTCGCCATGATATTGAGTTCGGGCAATGGGAGGGCCAAAGCCCTCAAAGCCCTTATCCCTCTTAACCCCATAAGGCGGATCAACAATGGCAAGATCGAAGAACTTGTCAGGAAACTCTTTCATGCCGATCATGCAGTCGCCTTGAAATAGGTTAATCATTCCAATATCGCCTCTTCAGTCGACAGCCGGTCCAACTCCTCGATGATGGCCTCAAGCTCTTCTTGGAGGTCGTAGTCGGTGACTTGCATCTTGATTATGAATTCGTAGGTTTCGACCATTAGATTTTTCTACCTCGCTGGTCTCTGTTTTTATATTTTTCATAAATATCTACAATTTCTTTAACTTTAGGTAAACAATCAACCCTGAACCATTCATTATTATGCCCGCCTACATTAAATGGCTTAGCTACTTTATGGAGTATTCTTTCTAAAAATGGCGGCGCTTGTATTGCATGAATTAATTTATATTTATCGTTTTGGAATAGTGAATAAAGTCTTCCCTTTAAATCCTCTGTTGCGCCTATCTTTACTTGCCACTTTTTCCCCCAATGTTTCCCATAAACCACATAGACGGTGACAATTTTCACTACAACCTCCAAACCAAGTAATGATCCTCTTCTTTTTCCGTATGAACCTGGACGCCATTCTTTTTACCCCAGGCATAAGCAGCTTTTGCCCCGGCAAAATCTATTTGAATAGGAGGACCATCTTCTTTAAGGTTGGTAAAGTCCCTTTTTTCCCATCTTTTCCGTAGTTTAGGTTGTCTATGTTTTTTCTTTCCCATACTTTTTACCTCCATTTAAAAGTAGATTTATCATAGTCAAACCCCATTGTCAAGAGAAAAAGTAAAAAATCTTTTGTCCAAAGTAAAAAAATATCTTGACACCCATTTTGATAATGATATACTACCCAGAAAATAAACTCCCCGGCCACAGCCAGGAGATACGCCGATGCCTCGGTTGAGGACTTGAGGGGGATGCTGGAGGGGAAAGGGGGAGAGTGAGATGGAAAGATTTTTTATTGATACCCCACTAAAATCAAAAAAGAGATGGGGAATGACCCAATTTCTGAGAGACTTAAAAATAGGAGATTATTTTTTTGTTTCAACTCATGCTGACAGGGTTGCTATAGCAGGATTGGCCCGGATAGGGGGTATGAAAGTTGTTACCCAAAAAGAGGGGGATCGTTTTCTTGTGGTTAAAACCCTGGACGTACAACAGTTTGACAAGGAAAGGAAGGGTGATGGACGTAAAAGCCTGGAGATGTGAGAAGATACCGGAAAAGGAATATGATAAAAATTCAGATGGCCTTCCAGAATTATATCCTAACTGGAAAGAGGTTTTTAGAAAGGGTGGGTTCGTCTATATCATTTATGATCCCTTTAAAACAAATAAAACCGTGGTGATTAAAAATACATGAAATTATGACACAAACCGGGAGTAAAAAGCGGGATTAAACCGTGCGGGAAGGGGGAGAATGGATAAGAAAAGGGTAATTGCTATTATGTCCGCAAAAAATGGGGTAATAAAATATTATGGTCATGGTGTTTATGCCGGTGATTTCAAATTACCGCCAACGGTCGGAGGATTTAACTTTGGGCAAGAAAATCCTCGGATTGATTTAGATAATGGGGAAACGGTGTGGGGGTGTGAATGCTGGTGGGGTCCAGAAGAAAAATTTTTAGAAAGATTTCCCAAAAAAGATTGGAAGTGGGAACTTGTTCCTGTCAAGTATTAAGGGAGGGGGGAGAATGACCAAAGAAGAAAGCATCAACAAGTTCATAGCAGAGTGGCTGGGTGAGTGGCATAAGTTTGATCATGATGGATTTGGGGCCTATTTTTGCAAATGTCGAGCATCCTTTGCGTCCCAAGTAAATTTATTTATTCACATACGGGAAGAGAATGAAAAACTAAACTACCTAACCGACTCCACCTGGATGGTAGTTTGGAGAAAGGCTATGGGGAGCGAGGGGTTCTCAAAGTTCATTGCCTACTACGGAAAGAAAGAACCGGAAGAAGGGAAGCCGAATTGGTTAAGAAATGTGTGGTTTATAAATATTGACCTAATCGGCCCCAAGTTCATCGAGGAATGGGCCAAATTTTTGGGATGGAAGGGGGAAGGATGATAGAGTTTAAGGGAATATCTCCAAGACAAAAGGTTGATATTTCGATTCGGGAATTATGGGTCGCACTAAAAAAATTGAGCGATACAGGGATTGAAAATATAACCGATGAAGATTTAAATCTTTGGACACTAGTTACTGCTCATAGTGCAATGCAGGAAAGATTAGAAACCCTCACCGCCTGACCTTATCGGCGGTATCACCGAAATGGTCAAGAAGCCGAGCTAAAACAGGGGCCCGGACAACTCTACCCCGAGCCATAAGCCCCACGAAGGCCACCCCTGACCAGTTGGTGACATCCCCTCGGAGCAAATGAGTGTCACTCGACCCGTACTGGTCGGACACCCAGAGAGTGCCGGTCCGTGGATGCTCCCAGACAAGGAAATGGTGAGAGTAACTATCGCCCCATTCTTCCCAAGATACCTGCATAATCTCGCACCATATGTCGGCGCTTTGCAGACGTACTTGCTGATGGTTGACCACGGCATCTATGGCGCAGGTGTTGGACTGGAATAAAGTTGGGTGGGCGCAGGAGGTTAGGAGGATGATTAAGATTGATAATATTCTGGTCATAATTTTACTTTTGTAGGTAAAAGTATCATTTGATACTTACTGACTTTATGACTTTAATATTCCATAACCGGCAATGTCCCGATAGGGATTCTCGCCAAAGGCATCCCTTGCATTCGCTATTCGGAAAATCTTATCAATTATCCTAATGATACTTAACATATCGTCATACTGCTCTAATGATACACCAGACGGGTAAAGTATCTTTAGCACCTCCCCGGCCTTCCCGAAGGAATCACCATAGGCAATCTGTTTCTCGGCTACCAGTTTCCCTATCTCTTTCCCAATTTCCTCATAATTCTTATTCAAGAAACCTCCGTCCTCCGTTGTATAGTATTTCTCTCCAATGGTTTAAGAGAACATTTACGTTGGCTATATCCCCCTCAAACCTACTCCGTCGGCTCTGTTCTCAACGGTTAAACTCAGTTCTCCAGGTTTATACCTTGCCCTGGTAGCCCCCAGGGTGGTTGGTGAATAGCCCTTGATTTCACCATACCCGGTAAAGCCAGGAGCGTAGGTCCTTAAATACGATCCGGTAATAAGGCCCATTGTTACCTTTTGCCCTATTTCCGTACAGTTCTCATTCGGAGACAATCTTAAAAAGGCTTTGGCAAATTGTTCATGGACATGGCCCATCATCACAAGGTCAGCGTCCACCATATCGACCAGGGCCTTGAGTTTATTGATTTTCCCTCCTGCCGTATTAGCCGCACCCATGCCATGATGAAGGAAGCACCTTAACCGGGCGGTAAAATGCTTAGGCGGTTTTTGCGATACTTCCATAAGGACTGAGGGTCGTCCTTCTTCCCAAATAAAATACAGGTCCGTAAAACCTGAAAACCTCATGTCTGGAACGCCTAATTTTTTACAGATAAAATCATGCACCCAGGCTTGATCTTTCCTGGTGATCGCCGTAATGGAGTGGTTGCCGATAAGAAAACCTACACATTTAGACTTAATGGGGGTAAAAGTATCAATGATGAAATCGGCTATTAAACTGCCAAGGTAGGCTAAATCGACAACTCTGACTTCGGGGTCAAAGGCTTGGGGATCGAAGCGGGGATCGCCGGGATAAATCCAATCCCCGTAATCACCGCCTTCAAACCAGAGAGCGTAGGGGTCTTTTTTGATCCGCTGAACGTCACGATAAAGATGAGCCTTGGAGATCCCCCGGTTTAATGCGTGAATATCGGCAATATCGTAAATCGAAAACTCGGCGTCTTTTTTACCGTATCTGATTATACGGCATCCAGAGGCTTCCATCCTCTAATTTTTCCTCCCATAAGTGAGTTAAAAGCATCCATGTCAATCTCGTTATCGTACCTGAAATTCATGTTCATGAAATCGGTTTTTTGACGGATAGACGATATTGAGCGCATGGGCAGGGCAGACTGGATCTCATAGACGGTACACCCGGCTTCAACCATTTTTCTTAAAACTTTTTCCTCTTGTTCTGACCAAAGCCGGTACAAATTTTTTCTTGGTCCTGGAACGCTCATTGCTTTAGATACTCCAGCAATTTTGGGTTATCGGCAAAGACCTGAAAGAAGGACGCTCCCAGGGCTGTAATCTGTTGATGCTCCAGTTTTAGCTCTAACTCGTAGTTAATGCCCTCGATAATCTCATGGATGACAGTCCATTTTTGCCGGGATGGTGCGGAGTGGGAGTCGATATTAATGCGGCAAATATTAGAGCAGCACTCCCCGTTTGATCCCCGTGTTTTGTCGAGCAATGGGTCAAATGTGAGGCAATAGTCGTGCCCCAGGATGCGTATTTTATCCATCTGATTGCTCCCGCTTGATCCGTAGTCTCTCCGGGTCATGTTTTGAGCCGCCGAAATTAAAATAATCCATAAGCCAAAATAATAATTCCTCGTGGTCCTTGAGGCCGTCCACTTCATCCTCCTGAATAACGTGCCAGGAAGGACCGTTCTCGCCTTCGTACTTAATTTTATAGCCGTTATCTACTCGCTCGATGGTGCAGGTCCAGGCCATGTATTCCCCTTACCGCCCCCGATACCTATCATAGTGCGCCTTGATCCAGAGCATATTACACTCCCGGCACTCCTGGAGGGCGATCTGACACCCCGGTACGTCCCGGACTGTGCGCTTCTTGCAGAAGGGACATTTCAAGCCGAACATCCAGTCTAAGAGTCGATGGATCATCCATAAAGTCTCCTATTTAACCAAAATATAGAGGTCAAGTACCCGGTTGACCCATCCCTTGAAAAATTTAGCCGTCTCGGGCTTCACAATTCGCTTGTAATGGGCTATCCGGTTAAGAAGGTAATCTTTCCAGTCATAGGACTCCTGAAGCAGTACCTTGGCCCTGGAGAGGCCCATATTGACAGCGCAATCAAAGACTATGATATCCATCGGGTAAAACAATTCATCGGCTCCTGACTTAATCCAATAGTCGTTAAAATAGATGGAAATGGCTTGTTCGCGGGTCAGGTTTTTAATATCAAGTTTTGGGTATGCCCTCTTGGAGATACCCCAATGGGTTTCCCCACCCGGATCTGCCGGATCATTCGAGTAGCCCCCCTCATGCTGGAGGACAAACTCAATCGCTTTGGGCCAGGAGGATTTCATTGCAATATGTCCTGCTCCACCATGACCTTAGTAATTTGATCACAGTCAATTCCCATTTTATTGCAAATATGCAACAGGGTTAAGATAACAGCCCTTTGATAATGTCTGGTTGACTTAAAAAGTGAGTCTCCGTCATCCAGGCGGTTTTCTTGTAGCCCCATTTTACCGAGCATTTCCTGTTGGCACTTCGCCCGTATCAGTTCACAGGTTTTTTGGCTAATTCGGCTGGAGTCTGATAACCACCTGTCCCAAACCCACTTACCAACTAAAGTAGCAACTACAGTTCCGACGATGCTCCATAATTCCAGATTGATTGTCATTCACGGGAACCCCCTAAAATTTATTTTGCCAATCTTTTTTATAATTTTAAATAGTTCAAAACAATCGTTAAAACTACAATCAACACGGCCCCAATTAAAAGCACTCGGTTTGAGGCTTTAAGATCCTTTGCTACTTCTGATTTTGTGGCGAAGGTCGCCTCTAATTTATCCATTCTTTTTTGAAATTCGTTTACTCCCGCATCGTGCTTTTCCTGCTGTCTACTTGCCAGGATCAACGCTTTCTCCATTGAAGTAAACCCCATATCAACAGCGGTTTTAACCGAGTCCACCCTTTGAACCAATAATTTATCAAGGTCGGAGATTTTTCTGTCGCAAGTCTCCGCCCTAAGTTCGCAATATCTCCATGGTATGGATTCAATGGTTTTATCTTCAGCCATTAGCGTTGCCTATAGTTTTATTCTGCCAATCCTTGTTGAACCGATCCCGCCGAAGTCGATAAACAGAGACAGCAGCCAAAGGACCACCAGGATTATTACCACCACGTTGAGGATTTGCTTGATCTTGGCGTCCATCGGTATGTACGAGTTAACCAGCCACAGAAGGACACCAACTACTATCAACACCACGATTAATCCGATTATGCTCATTGTCTAATCCTTTACGGTTGAGAGATTAAAGGCGACCCCACTACCAAGGCCCCCACATTGGGCAGGCTACCGACCGCCCGGTCGATCTGGGAAACCGCCTCCGGTTTTGAAATGCCGGCCACCGTCTCAAGCTGTTTAACAGCGTCGGCGTGCTTAACCGATCCAGGAATTTTATTATCCTTATCCTTCTTTAAAAGGGCAATGGCTCGCTCTTCAATCCCCAGAACGATCTCCTTCGCCTGCTTCTGCTGATTTTGATCCAGGGCAATCCCGGTTTTATCCTTTAAGAATTTTACCAGGAAGGCCGTTATGACCGTTGCCAGTATCCCACTTAACGCCTGAAGTATCGGAGTTGCTATTGTTGTCCAATCCATTTTGCTTCACATCCTTTCTTTGCCATCTTGACCACAAGGCCAAGAGGTCTATTTTCCAGCCAATCGCCGGCGAACCATCACCAGGGCAAAAGTGAGGCTCCCCGGGGAACATTGGCTGGCCGCATTTACAGCAGGTCACGGACTCCCCACCACCAACTGGTTAAAGTCAAACTCAATCGGTTTTTCTGTCGGCTTTCCGGGGATGACAAATTCGTCAACAAGCTCAAATCCCCGATGGAAGTAAAAGAAGCTCGGGTAAATAAAGGTCATGTCGACTCGAGTGAGTAGGTTGTGCTGTTCCTGGAATAGCCAGTAAGGAACCTCGGAACAATACCAGTAGTGTTTACTCTCCCAGGATTCATTGCCTGTCAGAAAGCCCAAGAGGGCTTTAAAATCATACCCCTTACACTTCTTTTGGGTCTTGTTCATCCAAGCCAGGGCCGTTACCCGGTCATACAATCCCTCAAACCGGAGAATGCTGATCCGGCGCCCCGCATAATCGGATATGTGGCCATCAAGGATTCCACCCGGCCTTGGGTCCCAGGCATTCCCCTTTTCGTCCTTAAACAAAATCGCATGGGTCAGCCAGGTAGAAGTGCGCTGGTTAATGATCCGGCTCATGGGGTCAAAATGATCGTTTGTCTCTAAGATGCCTACGTCAAAGAGGTCCATTTATGGCATCCACCAAATATCAGCGTAACAACCCGACAGCAAATATGCCATAAGGAGTAAAATCAATAATGTTTTCATTTTAATGCCTTTCCGGTTAACTCAAAATGTTTCATTCTGGCTTCATAATATTCTTGTCTTGCCCTTCTTAAGGCTTCATCAATACCGTATTTGTAAATATCGTAGATGGTTTCTATAAAGGAAGATATGTTAATCCATAATCTTTTCATCTCAATACTCACTTTCCGGAACCCAGGTTCCAGGTTGAACCCTATCCCCAAACTCTTTGAACCTCTCCATAATGGCCGGTCCAATAATAAAACCGCATCGGTCCCGCCCATCGTTGGCAATGGCCGTGGCTGTCCAGGTAGGGTTGTCTCTGAGCTTCAAGACACTTTGTTGAATAAGGGCCTCAAACCATACCTGAATGCGGTCCCTGGCCTCGTAGATAGGGACAACTTCATTCGTCATGCTCCACCCATGCCCAGCCCAGGCGCAAGCTACCCCGTACCATATAGATGAATCACCAAGCAGAATCCCATCAGCCCGCATTCGCTCGGGGAGGGTAGCCAGGTCACAGACGATCAGTGGCCCCCCGATTTGAGCACCGTTGGGAGGCTTGGGGGGCACGTCAGGGATAGGCTCGGGAATGGGTATAGGGTCAGGGACCGGATCGGGAGGCTTAGGCTGGTTATACTCATCGTTCCATGCCTGGAAAGCGTCCCAATATGGCTTGAGGTCAACCTTGGGGCATCCGGTCAGACATCCGGCGAGGGAGAGGATCAGTAAGGCGATAAGAAGCTTTCTCATTTTAACCACCCATACCGACTATAGCCCTTAAGCTTCAGTTCCAAAACGATAACCTTGTCCTCTAAATCAACATGAGCATACTGGAATTTCTGGTCAGACTTTCCCCCGCCGATCGTGGCCCCGCTTTCCAGGGAGGCCGAAGTTAAGGTTGTTGAAACCGAATCATGGACAAAGGTTGAATCGCAGGGGATTGTGTTATTTGCTGTCGTAACCGTGTAGGTATTCCCCCAACCATCAATAGTAATTATTTGAGGATCAATTTCAATCCTGATCGGCTTCCTCTCTAATTTAAACTCAACCCGAACCAGCCCGTTTTCTTCTCTTCCCGGATCGTCAACCCGCTTATCCGACAAGGGAACAAATTTAAACCTTGCCCCTTCAGTTAAGGAATGAGTTAAAAATCTTTCGAGGTCGACCTTTCCGTTCGCCGGTATAATGATGTCTCCGAGCTTTGACACTGGCACTCCGTCAATAAATACCTTGGCGGTGGCTTTTCGGTCATTGTGATTAACCAGCCGCACTTTATATTCATCATAAAAAGACAAGGCGACTTGACCATCAATTTCCTTAACCAACCCCTGAGCGTCTAAGACATTAACTGCAAGGTTCTCGGTTCCTATGGCCCAGGCCATTCCCGCCGTAGCCATAGACAAAACAAACAGTAGTATTAAAAATAGCTTTTTCATTTACTGCACTCCCATTTTCTTTACAAAATTAAGGGACCATGACCCGTTATACCATCCCCCGGCATCCACCCTGATGGCTTCACCCTGTGGCCCGATAGCGACACCACGAAACAGGAGTAAGCCATTATCCGGTGCGCCTATCCAGACAAGCGAGGTTCCCGTGGCCGGTCTTTCCTGCGCCCAGGTCAGGCCCATGTCGGTTGACATTTGAATTTTGTAGCTCGTGGCGTTTGGTACAGCGTCCCAGGACAAAGGAACATCGGCCCCGATAGCAAAAGTATGGATTAAGGTCCAGATTAAAACCAAAAGTAAAACTGCAAATAATCGTCTCATGCTCTCTCCTTTAATAAACCGAAATAGCCGGTCCACTCCCCACCGTTATGGCTGGTCCGCTCCCGACCGAATGATCTGAGGCTTTTTTAAGACAGGGTTGGATTACCGTACAGTCTGCGGTAATGGCCGAGGTCGTCAGGGTTGTGGTTCCGCTTCCTCCACAGGTTCCGGTCCAGGCCACGCATTGATAATTGTCGTCCGGTGTGCAGGTGAATTGGGCTGTACCCCCGGATACAACGGTAAAAGCCACATAAGGCGCAATCGTGCATCCACCCCCAAAGGTCGGGGTTATGGTATAGACGGTCTCTGTTGGGGGAGGATAGGTCGAACTGTTTGTTACGTTGATGTCTGACTCGCCGGTTGAGGCCAAATCGTTCCCGGCCAGGTCTTCAATCCCATTGGCGACGGTTACATAATCCAGGGTTCCCGTTTCTTCGCTGTCGATATTTCTTGTTGTGATTGCGTAAATAAGGGTGTTGTTTCCAGAACTGCCAAAATAAGATAGTCCGGCGGCCCCTTTCGACATCGTGAGGGTAAAGCCGGAATTATTATTGAGTTCCAAAGCCTCCGATAAGACGATGGTCAACAAGTCCCCATCTGTGTTTATCGTGGCCGAAGAAATGGTTGGTGCGGTGACATCTGGGGCGGGTTCACCCGCGTAGACATAAGCTCCCATCCCCCAGGTTGACCAGGGATTCCCGACAAAATCCGTTGTGAAAAGGTCGTAGGCCGATAAATCAGTCCCTGAGTTAATCAGCCCATCGGTCCCAACAGTGAAGTCATATCCGGCTGAATTGGTGAGAGGGTCGGCGTCTAAACTCACATCACCTTCCACTCTCGTTGTATAATTCGGCGTCGAATAGAAAGCGTTGTGATTCGCCGTGATCCCTGTTTTATTCCCTACTCCACTCAGGCCGGTACACGAAACCCAGAGATTGTTATATACTTCGTTGCTTCCATCAGTCCAGATTCCAAAGGTGGACAGGACGTTGGCTCCACCAGTCTGATTGATATTATAAAAGGTGTTATTAAAGACTTTTACATTGTCGTGGTTTTCAGCAGAACTATCCAAACCGCCTATTACTCTATTTCCCCCACTTAAAGTCTGGGCGGTATAATAAAATAAATTACTATAAATATACCAATGGCTGTTCCCGCCAGCTAGAATGATTCCGCCAGTGACAGAATACCCCCGCCAATCCTTAAAAACATTATTGTGAATCCACCAGTAATCAGAGCCGACATTCTCCTTAATCATTTCTTTGTGGTTGGGGTCATTATATTGGCAGCAATCCGTGAAATAACTGTTTCTAATTACAATATAATTTCCACCATATCCTGCTAGATGGCCCCCTCCGTGGTCATAAAAATAACAGCTTTCAATCAGCAGGTTTGGATCTGCGTAAGAGGCGACCGCTGTGGATATGGACAAATAGATGCCGAGGTCCTTATAGGTTCCTCCGCTTCCCGCAAATTCGATATGCTTTAGCCGAATATGATGTTTGGTTGATTGAGGCAAATATGAGGAAATCCCCCCATAAATAGCGCTGTTTATTATTTTAAACCCATGCCCAGAGTTTCCTGACCCTGTAATCCCGTCAATATCCCAATATGCGGTATAAATACTAAGTCTGCTGGTAAAAACTGCCTGTCCGTTTCCATAGGCATTATCCCAACCGGCCCCTCCTCCATAGTCTGAGGCTGTTGCTTTTTTAATATAAATATAAAGTTCGTTTAAAACGGCCGTGTTGAGGGTTGCCCCGGTATAAGTTCCATCGGCTACATAAATAGTATCCCCTCGGGCAGCGGCGGTTTCGGCACTGGTTAATTGGTCAAACGGGTTTGTCCATGACGTACCCGCTGCCGTTCCGCATGAGGAATCCCCATCACAATCTCTAACATACCAATTCGTAGGTGCGGAAAAGGCCGGTGACACCAGAAACAAACAAAGAATTAAAGCTGGTAGAATTTTACGGATTATAGACATTGTACACCTTCACTAAGTCGATATAGGCGTCATCTGCGGCATTGGTTCCGCCACCGACAATTAAAGAGGTTGGTGCGCCGGTCATGGCCGATACGCTGTTGGTCTGGTTCCCCGCCGTGATACCTCCATCACACTCAACGTGTAGATAGGGCGATCCTGCTGTGCTGTAATAGGCCGAACAATTATAAGCGGTGTTGGCAGTCAAGGCACTGGTTACAACCGTCCGATACGATCCACCATAGTAATAAATAGCCGTGATTGCATTGGTTGAGCTTTTATACACTCGAAAAAAATCATCAGCGTCATAATTCAATTCGGCAATGTAAAGATTGTCTGCCGAAACATCTCCGCTATAAATCCAGAACGACACTTTCCCCTGTGAAGCGGATGCAGAAGAGATGGTTATGGTCGCCGTGTCTCCTGAATCTGCTCTCAGGTACGAGTAAGTTCCATCCCCTTTTTGAGTTGTGGACACCGCCGAACTGCCTGCAAAAGTAAACTCCTTGTCGGCGTCTGAATTACAGCCTACAGGGGTTCCGGTCCCCACATTGGCATCCTCTGCATGCCAGGACAAGAGCAGGGAGCCGGTGCAGGAGTCGGCCCCATCCCCATCATTCCAGTCAATCCCGAAACAGTTTTTAACTGAGGCTGTGGCTATTCCAAAGACTGTTTTAACCGATGAATCGGCTACCCCCATGATGGTCTTATTCTCTGAAGCCGGAAAGCAGATCGAGGGGATCAGTAGAAGGAGAAAAAGTAATAAATATTTTCTCATGGCTTACTCCAGGGTAATCGTGGCTAAGGTTGGCTGAACCAAAATAGTGTCGTCCGACAAAGCGATTCCGATTATCTGAACCACATGGTCAGTTCCGGAAACATCACCGATTGTGGCCGTTAAGACCCCCGCCGCTGAATCGTCAACGTAGATTGTGTTTCCCGCTGTCCAGGTCCAAGTATCTTGAGTGACTGTGCCGTGGGTGACGATATAGCAAGGCTGATTGGCTTCCGCTGTGGTCGTGACATTGATCCCTATGGCTGGCATGGTAGCCGCTGCCGCCGCATTGGCCGCTACCGCTTTCCCGGCGCTGTCGATATAAACGGGAGCGCCTATGGCTGTGGCCGCTAAGCAGGTCCGATATAGCCCTATTCCGGTCCAGGCTCCATCGGTCGTATCTTCCCGAATGACCAGCTTTTGGTTGGTGGTCCCTCCGTTTCCAATGGTATTCGCTGTTTCAGCAAAGACTTGAGTATAGGTTCCTTCCGCCAGGGACGGAGTCGTAATCGTGGCATTCCCGGTCACGACAGGGGTATTCGATAAGAGAACGCCGTCAGAAATAGACGATTGGACGTTCTTCATTGTTCCCTTGGAGGCCGTGGCACTCGTAAACTGTGCCGCTGAATCGTCGTGGGAGTGGTTGGCATAGTAACCGTATTCGCCTGCCCCGTTGATTCCGAACAGGGTATTGTTCGCGCCACCAGTAGACAGGGTGTCAAGTTGGGCATCATAGGCCTGAACATCCGTCCCTATTTCCAAGTCCAACAAGACTTTCATGGCCGGATAATCGGCGGCCCCCAGGAGGCTTTGAACATTGGCACTCGGGGTGATCCCGGCATAAGTGGTCAGGTCGGCATCATAAACCTGAAATGCCTGCGCAACAGTCCCGGTCCCTATAGTAAAGGTGTCCGTTGTGCTGTTCCAGTACGCCTGTCCTTCGGTCGTAGGTGCGGCTGCTGTTCCCACCGGCCAGGGGACCGAGGAGGTTCCGGAGGTCATGTCAAAGGCAGACAGGGTAAGGGTTGAGGACCACTCAAACATACTGGCATCACTTTTCATCGTCAAAATCTGATACCCGGTCCCTTTGGCTAATCTCCCGCCTGTGTTCGCCCCGGTCCCATATGCTAAATCCCCGGCGGCGTCCCATAGGGTGTCTGTGGCTACGGTGGTAGTCCCACCTCCACCGGAAATACCAGACCCGCCCAACTGAGCGTAGGCCGTACCACCCAACAAGAACAGAAGGCAAACCAGAATAGATAATCGTTTCATCTCTATACTCCTTAAAGGTTGTTATCGTTTTAAAACATTACAATATATTTAACCTTAGCCCCCGAAGAAGCGACTGTGTTGATACACCTGAAGGCCCTTATAGCCGTGGCCCCTTTAATTACCCAACTCTGCCCTGCGGTCATCTGTACCCCCGCATTGGTTCCTGCGGCAACCGTAGGAGTTGTCCCGGCAACCGTGAAGGTAATAGTTGCGGTTTCCGCTATAAACAGGACAGATTTAGGCTGCATAACCCTGCCAGATCCCGGATCGGTATAGGTTAAATAAGACGAACTAAAGCCAACCGATGCGGTCGTATCCGAGATAGTCCCTTCATACTTAGGCTCCCCATCAATGGCAAAAACGGCCTGTTGTGCATTCACCTGAAGCACTCCGAAAGACAGGACGAACATCAGGACTAAGGTTGAGATTAACATTCTTTTCTTCATTGGCTGGCCTCCTATTTTAAAAGAATAATTTGTTCCTGTTTTAATTGGTCTTTTAGCCTCGTCTTTATACTCGGAATGATAGCCTGCCTTCCCATAATGCCAGCATAAGTCAGCATACTTACCATTATCATTTCTTGTGCTTCAACTGGCATATCGTCTGGTATTTTAGAGAACATTTGGCGAGTTATTTTCCCTACATTTTTTTGTAAAGAAATATATTCTTTGGCAGTCAATTCGACCTGTAAAGTATCTTGCATTTTGCCCTTTAAAACAGGAATACCGATTACTTTCCCTACTTCTCTTGGAAATGCCTTTGTGCTTCCCGTTTTTTCATATACCCGCATAACCTTGCTATCCCCAGTGGTCGGTAAAAATTTACTAACAAACCCAGGATTCAGCATAACATTAAAGGGATTGTTTCCCTTTTGAGGATAAACCTCTTTTTTGTACCCCAAGGTATCGTAAGTTTCTGGAAGATATCCGGCAAGGCCAGGAATTTTATTGGTCATTTTGTTAATCGTAACAGCCATCATGTCAGGATCATAGATGGACCGTTTAGTGTTGTCCGTTATCTGCCGTATCTGATTTAAGAGGGTTGGGGTAAAACTGGCAGGGACTTCAGTCGCTATATTGACAATGCTCGAGGCGACACCTTCCGCACCATAGCCTTGTGATAATTTCAATAGGCCCTGGAGAACTGGTTGGGCCACAAGAGTCTCAAGGGCTGATTCCATGCCACAAGG